TTTATTCCTTAATTGCATTATCTCTATATGGCTTTTATCAACTCTTTCAACGGAACCGCATTGATTCAATCGGTTCTATCATTTTGTCCTACGTGGGTTTCCCGTGGTGTGTGGCTACTATCAAGTTTGATGCCCCTCTAGCATATCCATTATATTCATATAAATGCCACTTTTTATCATACCGAGCCCACACCGGCCCATCACCAGGATAAGTATCTCCTGTTCTCGATTCCCATTGTTCTACTGTTTCGTATTTTGGTAAAATATCATTAACATATCCTACCTCATCCCACCTTGTTTTCTATTCCATATATACATTTTGATGGTATTCCATCAGATTCTAATACATGGATAATGCATGGATTATTACAGCCTGTACATATAAATTCTCTCAATTTATCTCTCATTCCACTTCCTCCAAAAAATATATTAACGGCACACCACAGGGACAGCAGCAGTTGTTCTTGATATTATTGTACACTATCTCGTGGTATCGCTTGTGGCAGATCGGGCAGTAGTATAATTTCATATCACTTCCCCGTTATCTCGTTCGCCATTATGACAAGATTTAATTCCATTTGCCTGAAATTACCGGTTAAATCCAAGCCTTCCGCATAATCTGTTTTCGCTTTCCGAACCTGATCAATCAAGTTATCGATAAAATCCAGGATATTGTTTTCAAAATCTTTGACATCTTGTTCTATTTCGTATTTCGGTCTATAGAACCCCTTGCTATTTTTAATTTCTATCATATAGCCATCCTGTCTTTATGGTTTCCGTATTTCGATGTAATAGACCTTATTATCATTTCTCCGAATCCTTTAGCGAACTCACATTTTATCATCGTTATGCCTCGCTCATAGGCCTCTTCTGCAATAGGGCACACAATATGATCAAGGACAAGGCAATCTTTACATGGAGCGTCATACTCTTTGGTTCCTCTGTCCTTCGATTTCCAGCTAGACACTTCTCAACTCCCGAACCGCCCGCTTAAGCATCTGGTTTTCAAAGAATAGTTTCTGGATAAGCTCCTGTTGAGTCTCGATTATCGATGCATTTTTTCGGTCATTGCAAGCCTGACACTCTTCCGGCCCGGAGAGTTCACACGGGCAATCGAGCTTTATTTTTTCGGCAGTCATTTTATCAGCACCTCAACAATTGCATTAAGGACAGCGAAAGTAAAAATAAAGGCACCACACATTAGGCAGGCCATCATTATTTTTTCGCTTTCATGGATTTGTTTTTCACGGTTCTTCATTTTTTCATTTCCTCCAATTTTTCCACATCAGAAAGAATGAGCTTTAACACTCTACCGGCCATTTTGATACCGTGCTCTTTATATATGCGGGTAATTTTTTCTTTCTCTTCTTTCTTCGGACTCATCTGAATCACTAATCTTTCACTCATAATTTACCTCTTGATTAAACATAATCCATATGTTTTAGGCTGTCAACAAATGTTTTTAACTGTTGACAGAATAATTAAACAGATTTATATTTATTGTCAGGAGATATTAAAATGAAATCAAAACACCAAATAGCCGTCATCCCACAAATTAAATCTATCATCGATGAAGCCCGTATCTTAAAAATCAGGCTTTTAATCGAGATCGAATTATCCGGCAAACTCTGGATTTACTGTGATCAGCATCATAAGCGGACTATCCTGAAATTGATCCGGCAGTATAAAGTCCGCAATCCGAAGCATATTTCAGCGGGAGGATATGATACCAGATTCCAGGATATTTACCCGACCTACAAAGTGCTCGGATTCGATAAGGGTAAAAATGTTCAAAAATTGCATCACCAAAGATCGTTGGAATATGATACAATAGGCGATAAACAGGTTTATTATTTTGATTGTACGGAAGCGCAGCGGGATTTCGGAAAGAGGGCGATTCGAGGAACATCGAGAACCGATATTGCCGAAATAATCAATAAAGAAAGACTGGAAATGACTGCCAATTTTGACGGTGATAATGTAATTTTATTTTATGGGAAATAGGAGCGAACATGACAACAAGCAGAAATGACGGGATATTGGTAATCAACACCATTAAACCCTATGAAATGGCTATTGAAGGAGGACTCGAAAATGATAAGCATGAAATTATCTGCCGTGAACCTACCTCAAAAATGGAGAACATTGTCTTTGAAATTGAGGATATGTTCATAAGTTCCGCTATGGATATGGCAGAGCGAAGCACAGGAGCGTCTAAGGCTACTAAGGCTCAGCTGAAAAAGGATGAGAAAGACGAGAAAGATTTTTACGAGTCTGACTGTCCGTCAGAAGAGCAAATGAAAACCCAGGAAATGAATCATGAGCTACTTATCAGAATGGCCGGAAAGACTTCTGAGCTTATGGATAAGTTCTCTCAGCTTATCGCCGCCGGACTTGTTAACGCTCAAGGGGATCTTCCTATGACTGCGCCCAGATGGGAATCTGTAAGCCGTGAAGATAAAAAAAGAATTATGTTCCGGTACTGCGCTTTTTTCGTCCGGCCCTTGGCTACTCTGCAGAGCATGGCTTAGTAGACGGTAGACCGGGGCTTAAAAGATCGAACAGGCGCACTAAAGACGCGGTAAGGATTTCTATATTCATGGAGGGGGGTATCAGCTTTCAGGAGGCCGCCGACCTACCTATGGCGCGCAGGAACGTGATAATTAAAGAATTGGAAAAGATAGGCCGTGAGCGAGATAAAGCGGCAAAGAAGAAATAAGAGTCCCTATTATTAGGGGCTTTTTTTTGTCCCTATAAAATCGTATAATAGAGGTATGGCAGGAACACGGTCTATAGATTATTTATATCGAATCGTTGATAGATTCTCCCCTACTCTTGAAAGAATGAAGAGATCCGCTGCTTCATTTGACGCGAGAATGTCGGCTGGATTTAAGAATCTCGGTGCGGCTACAGAAAAATATCAGAAGAAATTAAGCCAACTAGGGAGCCGAATACAACACGGACTCGGAACCGCTATAAAGGTTGGATTCGTCGGAGCTATTGCAACTGGAACCATAGCTATACGATCATTCATAAGGCAAGCCTCTTTTATAGAGGACGCTGTATCCGGATTTACACCTCTTATGGGTGGAGCTGAAAAAGCAAATCAACTTGTTGATGAATTAAATAAAACAGCCTCTACAACCCCTTTTCAGTTCGCTAATATATCGGCAGCGGCAAAACAGTTGCTACCAGTAATGAATCAGGATATAGAAAAAACCGTCGATACGTTCCGAATGTTAGGAGATACTGCCGGAGGGAATGCTCAGAAACTTGATTCTATAACCCGTGGATACACAAAGGCCATGCTGAAAGGCAAGGTCGATATGGAATCGCTCAACATGATTGCCGAAGCAGGGGTCCCAATTTATTCCGAACTTGCTTCGTCCATGGGTGTATCTGTCTCCGAAATGATGAAAATGTCATCTGCAGGGGCGATAAGTTCCGGCGATTTAACGGCAGCATTCCAGAAAATGACGGGAGAGGGTGGAATTTTCTTCAAAGGAATGGAAATTGCATCGATGACTTTCAGCGGTAAAATGTCAACGCTTAAAGATAATATCGCATTAACCAGTGCAGCTCTCGGAGCTCAATTGCTGCCTATTCTAAAACCTTTAATTGATAAGATGATAATAGGCGCTCAGAATATGAAAGCATTTGCAGAGGCGAATGGGGATTTGATAAAATCTAAAATAAATGAGTATTTGACAACGGCAAAGAAAGTATTTACAGGCGTAACAAAGGCCGTAATAGGTGCGTATACTGTTGTGTCTACAATCGTAAAAGTCTTAAAGATTCTCTCCCCGATAATTATACCATTGGTTGCCGCATTTGCTGCATATCAAGCCACAATGTATACAGCAGCAGCCGCGATGTTGGTATACAACGCTGTACAGGTAGTTCAAAATGCCTTATTGACAGCGAACCCAGTAGGACTTGTAATTGCCGGATTTGCCGCACTGATAGCCATCGTAGTTATAGTAATAAAATACTGGGATCAAATAACGGCAGCCATCAAAAGAGCGTGGACATGGTTTGTTAACTTTTATGATACTATAAAAGGCGTTGTAGCTATATATGGTGGCCCAATGGTTTATGCTATAGCCGCTGTTATTGATATGATAAGATCGTTGATTAACAACTTTGACGAGATAAAGGCGGCGTTTACTGACGGTGGGTTTGTAGCTGGTATAAAAGCTATAGGCTCTGCACTGCTTGAAGGACTAATTGCTCCTGCATTGTCATTCTTAAATGTATTAAAATCAATAGCCGACAAAATAGCAAATTGGGGAGTTTTTCAGGCATTTGTAGAGATAGCTAAAACAATACCTGGATTGATACTTCAGTACTGGCAGCCAATTATGGATTTTTTCACAATGCTGATTGATAAGATTGGTGCCGGTGTTGGAAAAGTGCGAGATTTCTTCGGTGGAGTAGGTGAAAAGCTCGGAGGCTTTTTCGGGATTGGTGGAGAAGTCCCAACCGCCCCGATGCCGTCAGCCTCTGCCCCTATTCCTATGGGATACGCTGCCAACGCGAACGCTGAAGCCTCAGTATCTGTCTACACCGAAGAAGGGATGAGCGCTAGACCGTTTAATCCTCGCGGGAATCTGGGATACAATATGTCCAGTAGGAGCAGAAGATAATGCCGTCATATCTCGATCAGCAAATCCAGGGTAAATATAAAGGCGTTCCGTTCTATACTCGGTCAGAGCGTAAAAAAGCCGGGCAGTCACGCGTAAAGCACACTTACCCTAAATCGGGCGTACAGTATCATGAGCCTATGGGGATAGAGCCTTTTTCCGGTCCTATGGAAATATTTTTTGCTGGGGAAAATTACAGGGACGATTATGCGAAGTTTGAACGGGCTGTTAACGATCCGGCTCCAGGGCGACTGTACATGCCGACGTTCGGGGTTTTTAATAATGTAATCTGTCTCCCCTTTGAAGCGGAAGCGTCTCAGAATAGTCTAGGGGAGATAAAAATATCTGTCACCTTTGAGCAGACCACAGAGAGGCCAGCACCGACCGATACAAGCATCACGGAACAGGATGTCAGCGAAAAGGCGCAGGAAGCGAGGAACACCCTACAGGAGTCTTTTGCAGAGAGCTATACGCCACCTACAGAACTGAATAATATAGAGACTGCTATATCTGATTCTAAAGAGCTCGCCGACCAAGTGAAAAAAATAACTGGCAAAGTGAGGGATGTTCGCAATTTCGTGCGGAAGGTTGACGGGGCAATTCGAAGCGTAGAGCGGTATGCGGCTTTATTACTAAATGATGGTCAGCCTTTAGGGTTTTTACAGTCTATTGCACTGAGCATACAAAACACTGCAGGATATGCCATATTCAAACAGCTCTCAACGATTGGCAAGACGTTACCGAACTCGATGAACGATATTAAAAGCGGAGTTATCCCTGTTCAGTCAGCCTACATTCCAAATCCTACGCCTCCGCGCTCTAATGCCATCGATACGACTATCAAACTATGGGATAACGACACGGCAGAACGACAGGCTAGAAATGCGAATAGGGTTACTCTGGTTATGACTTTCCGTCTGGCCGGGCTGATTAGCATGTTTGAAAGCGCAGCAGCTCAGACTTACACGACCACAGAACAGATTGATACGGTCGTCTCTGAATTGAACCGGTATTATGAGTCTATTGTTGCCAACTCTATTTACGCCGAAGTTGTTCCTTTCATGAAAAATGTATTGGCTGAGTTGAAAAATCGGACATTTTCCGTATTGGATATTAAAAGACAACAGTCTTTCACGGTTATCGAAATCCGAATACCTCGGCCTATGTCGGGAACACTCCTCGCTTATGAACTATACGGTGAGCACATCCAGAATGAAGCGCAGCTTAATTTTATGCGCGATATATTGATAGGATTAAATCGTCAGCAACCGGCGTACAGACTGAATGGTATCGTCAAGGCGGTAGAGATTGGCTAGTGAGCTCAGGGTTGATGGACAAACTTACAATCTCTTTAAGTCGGTAGACGGTGTATCCTCTATTGATACGATAGCTCGAGAGGTAAGGATTACATTAAGTCAACAGCAGAATAATCAATCTGTTCTCGGTGCTCAGTCATTTATTGAGGTGTACAGGGATAATGTGAAAGATTTTACCGGGTACATCGATGATATTTCCGACTCAGAAGATCGGTCCAGCCATGATATAGAGTTCAGGGCTCGGTCTATGATTGCAGACTTACTTGATTCCTCCGTGCCGGAAAATGCCCGTAATCTGGAGGGGGTCTCCAATTACGCCGAATTAGTTCAGCTGTGCGTTGATGGTCTGGGGTTCGGGAACACCATAAAAGTAATCGATGAAGTCGGGGCTAAATTTGCGGATCCTGAAAAAATAAAAGCTGCAGAGACAGGAGATTCCTGCGAGTCTTTTCTCACAGAGAACGCTCGTATTGTCAATGTATTTTTAGGTGATAACGGAGATGGTAATATCTTCATCCGGAAGCCGTCCGGAAAATTAAAAACAATTATTCAAAACGTACCAGGTGCCGATAATAATAATGTCAAATCCTCAAACGTAAAGATTGACTATACTCAGAGATTCTATAAATACACGGTTCACAGTAATTCTTCCCTCGCTTCTGATGATGCCGATGTGGACAGCCTTAATAACGAAGGATCGGCTTTTGATAATGAAATTCGGAAAACCAGAGTGCTCGATATAACAGCTAAAGAGCCTATGACCTCCGAAGAGTGTAAACGGGCGGCGGAAGAGGAAGCGAATATCAGAAGAGCGCGGAGCTTTTCCTATAGCGCCGAAATTGCCGGATTCTCAGCCAATGGAGAATTATGGGAAGCCGGTCCGAATGTTAAAGTCATTGATACTGTAAAGGGAATATCTGGAATATTCTTGCTGAACTCTGTTAAATGGGGTTTTGGAGATGGGGGAGAAAATGTCTCTTGTGAAATATCATTGCCTGATAAAACAACCGCTCAGCCGAGTCCGACCGTGTCAACAGATAGAATAGCCGTACCATCCAGCACCTATAAAATGCAGCAGAACAGCCAGTATATTGTACAGTCGGGTGATACGCTCTCTCAGATAGCGGTTAACTTCGGGGTCAGTCTTTCGTCTCTGGTATCATCTAATCCTCAGATAAAAAATCCCGATCTGATTTTCCCTGATCAACAGATAGCTATACCGGCTAAAAATGTAGGAGGAACAACGACATGAATCCTTTCCGAATAGGTAAAAAATCAGGAAAGAAAACAAAGAAAGTTGACCTTGTGGATTTGCAGGGTAAATCAAATACTCCGGTCGTCGTGATCTTGCCTTATGGCATGTTTGCTAATGCATCTGTTGATTCGGCGGTTGGCGTATTGGCTGATCAGTGCAATGAGGCGGCTTTGTATGGGATTCCTTTTACCGTTAAGGCTGACAAGATTGAAGAGTTGGAATCGGGGGAAATTGCTCTCGGTATTCCAGAAGAATTATCAAGGGTATTATTTAAATCTGGTAATAAAATAGTATTCCGTGACTCAAATAGTGAGGGCGGTGATTATATGGCCCGGTTTAATGAGCTTAAAGCGGGGTTTGATGAGCTTAAATCAGACTACAATAATTTTGTAACGGCCACATATAATTTGCATCAGCATCCGACAGCAGCAGCAGGACCACCTACACCTCCGACTATTACAGGCTCAAGCTCGACAGCTTCAATTGATAATGCTAAGATAGATGATATAGAGGTTCCAGAATTATGACACAGGATTTCGCGGTTTTCCAAAGCAACGACGGCACTTTTGATCTGGTGATCGACGAAGAGAATATGATATATTATGTTTGCGAAGGACTGGATACCGCCGTAGATTTTCAGTTATTTATCGACCAGAGAGTCACCAAAGAGGACAGGGCAAACGCTCTTGACCGACAGGGGTGGATAGGTGATCTTGAAACTCGTGGAGAAGGATATCAGGTAGGATCATTACTTCATCTTAAACAACAGGCCAGAGATAGAAGGGAAGATAATAACGAATCGGCTGAGTTTGCCAAGACGGCTCTACAGTATTTTGTCTCCATTGGAGCCGCTAAAGAAATATCGTCCCGTATTCTTGGCAGTAATATCGAAGGTCAGATCATAGTGGACGATAACGATGTAAACCGATATAGTAGATTATGGAAAGCAACTCCATGTCCGATTAAAGTTCAGCAGTTTAAAACTGTTACATCAGTAGACGCTTTAACTACCGATCAGGGCGAGATATTGCTTACCGATCAGGGCGAAGTAATAACGACATTTACCAAAAGGCAGGTACCGCTATAATGGCTAAAGGCGAAGTACAATGGGATAATTTAGAACCGACTCCAGAAATAACAGATTCTACTGAGTTTGCAGCCCTTAAACCAACATACGAAACCGGAACAAGGCGATTAAAAGGCGTGTTAGCAAGCGTTGTAAAGTCGTGGATTCTTGGATTCTCTGAAATTGTACAGATAGGTACAAATACTTCTGATATATCACAAAACGCAAGCGATATAGACGCTCTTGAGGATATAATTGACCCTATTGATAGAACATTATCCCTCACTTCCGGGCGCATTACGATACAGGAGAAGGCATCTACATTAGGGACAGATATCGGGTGGTATACTGTAGCAGAAAGTACAGCTGTAAGTTATGAAGTTATAGATTCTGATTTATCTTTTGTATTTAGAGGCTCAGCAAGAGTGGGTAGACTGAAAGCTCATATTGGGTTTTGCGCTGATACAAGCATTGATAATCCATCTTGTGAATTATTATCGATAGAAAACTCTGTAGGAGTCCCATTAGGTTCTATTCGTCTTGCATATTCAAACGTTATCAATGCAGGAATTAAAGTTCAGCTTTATATGGATCCCAATTCAGGTAAATTATTATCAGGTATTAGAAATCTAGCCGCGGTGGCTTCTGGTAGTAGTGCTGGATTGTCTCTCGTTACACCCTACCTAGACAACACCCCAACACTTCCCGATGGGATAACATCCGCGACATACCTAAACGCGAGGTATGTTTATCCTGTCGAATCAACTATATCGGCAACAGGGTCATTCGATGTTGGAGTTGATGATCATATCATAAAAATAAACACCGCATCAGCAGATGTCACAGTCACGCTATCAGATGGGGCAAAAGAGGGGCAGAAAGAAAAACTTTTCTGTTCTGGGGCCAATCTTGCTTATTTACGAGGCAGCGGATCATTAACAGGTGGAAGGAAATCTGGGATATGGGATGGTGGATCTTCCACCGGGGTGCCGATATCTGATGGAAAAATTATTGAACTTGAATGGAGTGAAGATAATAATATATGGCTTGTATCCGATGCTGTAACAGCCGATTACCAAGATGTAGAACAGAGAATAATACAGAGCTCGAATGGCGACATGGAAATAATTTGCTCACTTTCAGGTGTTTCATCTGCTTCCGCATCTAATATTTTTGGCTCCAGTTCTGGAACAACTTATACATATACTGCTATAAATTCGTTTTCTGTTCCGTTTACATCGGCACCGGATTATTTGACAGGGGTTTTGGTGTCTGCAATATCGGCCAGGCTCGGAGTGAGTGCAGCAGCCGGATACAATGTAATATTATATACATCTCTGACGGGACAAACTGCAAACGCAACAGTTTATTTTGTGGGGAAATGGTAATGTTTTTACAAAAATCATTTTCACGCCCAGCATACGCTGCTGAAAGCATAATCATAGGCGACTCAATTACATATCAATATAAAATTAATTATCAGGATCGATTCACCGGCACATGGCAAATTGATTCATACGGGATACCTGGTGCTACATTTTCCCAAGTAGCCGGGAATTTGCCTAATTTAGACGCCTATAAAAACATATTTATTCTGCTAGGGATTAATAATTTAAACAGTGGAGACACAGCAGAAGAGGTGCGCGATGATGCTCTATTATTTTTGGATGCTGTGAAATATCGAAATACATACATTATTTCTATTTTGCCATTAGACAATGTACAGAAGCCAACTCCTCTAAATTCGTTAATACAGGAAACAAACGCTCTACTTTTACAATTAGGCAACTTCATCAACTGCTACGACTCTCTAGCGATTGGCCCCGGAGGGAATAATCCGTATACATACGACGGAACCCATTTGATACAAGAGGGATATGATATAATCGAGCCAATAATATATGCAAATATTTTGGATTTGTAACTAGATATGAAAACGAAGAACTAAAGGCGGTATAAATGGCACGAACTCGTAAATCGTTCCAGGATATAATTAAATTACTAAATGGATTTTTCCGTAGCGAAGTCCCAACCATAGACCCGACTATCAAGGCCAGTTTAGCCCGTGGTTCGGTTGTCTCGGCTGCAGCTGCTACTGTATCGCTCGATGATGGGATCGACGATGCACTCAGGCAGTCATTCTGGCAGGACGCAGACGGCGAGTTTCTGGAAAAAATAGGGGAATACGATAAGGTTTTTCGGTTCGATCCTCAGATTTCATCAGGTCAGGCCGCCGCAACCGGTGTGCTCGGAACACCAATACCGCAGGATACACCGCTTATAGCCAATGGAAACTCTTATATCGTTACTCAGGATTCTATCGTTCAGGAGTTTTCAGGAGATATAAGTCTGTCTTATGAACTTGGAATTGTGACCGCCGTAACCACTATACCTCATACGCTTTCAACAGGATTACAGGTAACGATCTCAGGAGCTGTTCAGGCGGACTACAACGGGACATTTGAGATTATCGCACTGGATGAAAATACGTTCACCTACAACCTCATAGCGTCGTTGACGACAGACTCAGGAGTCTACTCATCCGAATACGCACTTTTAGAAATCGAATCGGTCGGAACAGGAGAATCCGTTAATATTGATTCTGGTGGAACACTGACTATATCTCTTACAGATATTGATAATACAGTTCTGGCCGGTGTGTCAGGTATCCTTGGAGGGTCGGGAGAAGAGAATCAGGAAGCGTATAGGGAAAGGATAGGAGAAGCGCACAATACGACACCTGGAATCGCTACGCCCCAGAGTATTAAACAGAGTGCTAAATCTATTGCAGGGAATACCCGAGTATTTGTCGTTCGCCCTAATGGTGAATCGGGAGGAACAGCAGGACAGGCCGGATACAAGCCGGAGTTAGGCGAGACAGTTGTATATGTATTCAGGGACAATGATTCAAGCATACAGCCGTCTGCAGCCAGACTGAAAGAGACAAAAGATCAGATTATAGCCGATGGTCATTGGCCGTCGTTTATAGATGATGATTTACTCTACGTAATCGCAGCCAATCTTTTAGAAGTGGATTTCTTTTTCACATCAATAACACCCAACACAGTGACAATGCGAAATGCCATAAAAGCGCAATTACCCGCATTCTTTATTGATAATGGAGATCAAAACAGCACTCTTAAACTTGAAGATGTGAACTCTTTTCTTAAAACCATCCAAGATTCTTCTGGTGCTTTTTTGACAGACTTTACATACTCGGCTCCTGTGGGAGATATATCGACATCTTCCGGAGAGTTTCCTGTACTAGGAGATGTGACATTTGGCTGATAAAAAATCAATCCGAGATTATCAATATTTTAGAGAAGACGAGGCTCAGAACTATCTCGCCGAGCACTGGCCGAAGGGTAAATTGACGGCTAAAAGATTTAAAGGCGGGTCAAAGATATATGACTACATAAAAGCTCTTGCGCGATTTATCACATATATTTCCAGTCAGGTCTTTATATTCGCTCAAGAGCGTGATATTCAAAAAGCTGATGTATACCTTGAGGACTGGGAAAAATCGGTCAAAATACCGGAGGAAATACCTAGGCGATCAACTATAGAAGGACGGCGTGAAGCAGTCGAATGCCTAATAAGCAAAGTCCCAGTGTACAATATAGATAACGGTGTTGTTCCTGAAGAAACGACCTTTGAGTATTATGTAAAATGTCTTACAGGAATCGAAGTTAATATAAGAACGGCGAAGATAGATGGGGCGGGAAGTCAATTTCCATGGAGTTTCCCTGTACAGTTTGGTATCGGTGCGCCAATAGGAAACTTTTTGTTTGTTATAGAGGTTCCAGTAGCTGGTAATACATCAAACAACTTCTTTCCGTTGTCTTTTCCTGTGTCGTTCTTTACACCGGTGATTCCACAGGCTACAATAGAGTTGTTAGATCAGGTATTAGATAGAGTTATTCCATCGTTTTGTCGTTGGGATTACGAGGCTATTTTCGTATAAAAAGCATGGAGGCATAGGAATATATGCTTAATATAACAGATAAAGCGGATAACACCGCAGGGGCTACCGGAGAACTCACGGCAGCAGAATATAACAACCACAAAAATGAACTGCAGTTGTCAGTTACTCGGGCGGGGTTGTCGCTCAACGAGTTGATAACGAATCAGCTGGCTCAGGCGATGTTTATCAACGGGGTTGCGGCTCAGACAGTAGTTGATTCGGGAACCGCGAACAGCGTGATACTATCCCCGCTTACTGGATCTTCTGGGCTAGCTGTAAGTTCTACCTACCTAGGTCTTGATGGGGCTGTTTTGGAGTTTGAGAAATCAGCTCCGAACACGACAACATCGGTAACGGTCAACTTCGGGCCTTCCGGATCAGAGCTTGGAGCTAAAAACCTTGTACGTCCCGATGGATCAGTTTGTCAGCCGGGTGACGTTGATGGTCGGTGTCGTGTCCAGTGGGATAATGCCAATGATGAATGGGTATTGCTAATCAACGGATCTGGTTATTTTAACGAATATCTTTCAGCCGGTACGACATTCACCCCGAAGGCAGGAATGAATCATAGAATACATTGCGACACTTCGGCGGGAGGGTTTACTGTAGCTCTCAATACCCATATCTTTGATGGCCAGAAAGTTCAGTTCGTAACTCCTGATGATGCTGTCGGGATATTATATGTCACTGGAGTAGGGGCTGTTGTCAATAATATTCAGGATGGTATCTATGTCGGCGGTTCGTCGCTCGGGACTCCTGTGTTTAAAGATGATCAGGTTAGCCGGTTGGATTTAGAAGGTAGTGAGAAGCTGGGTCAGTGGATTCCTGTTTATGCGCTTACTGCGGATTATGTTAGTGGGGATTATAGAATCCAACAATTATCGATTGGTAACATGGAGCAAGAAGCCTTCGTTGATCAACCAGTTACTTCTGCTGTAAATAATTTTTTTGGGACTTCCTCCGGAACCGTCTATTATGGCGACAGCTCACGCTTATATCCAGTTCCTTTTGCGGCTACACCGCGAATATTTAGCGGACAACAAGATTCTATAGCAACTCACTACTACAGCAATACGGCGACAGGCGTTACGATAAGAGTTTTTGGAGCAACAGTATCATCGTTTATTAAGGCGTTTTATGTTTCAAGAGGGAGATATTAATTATGATAAAACTAACACACCAACTATCGGCAACAGCCGACAAAATAACCAGATCGGGAAATATTCTGGCTTTTAACGGGATAGATTATGATTTATTCGATCTCTCATCACTTCCTCAGAAAATTGAGCCTACAGAAGAAAATCCTAATCCTGATAATGGGCCGATTTGTACAGACGGTATTGATATTTTCGTATTCTTCCATGCCGACACTAATCAATTCGATGATCTTTCTCACAGAAACCTTATGAGAATCCACGACCTTAATAATAATGGACAGTTAGAACTTGATGAGTTTATGGGTTTGGTAGATTTCTTGGCACTTCCAGAAGAAGAGACTAGAAAAATCAGGCTTGAGCGCAGAAAGGCTTTTCTTGATGCGGGACATACCGTAAAAGAATGGATTGATAAGGGTAAAGCGTAAAAAAGACCGGAGAAATCCGGTCTGTGGTTGCATTAATCTCCCCAAACACTCATTTCTTGATCAACAGCATATTCAACGTCATCGTCTATATTGTCATCATCAAAATTATTGTCGTACAATATTTCTGCAGTTTCTCTTGCAAACCTTTTATTCAGCTTGTATTTTCTTCTGAATATTTTTGCAGCTTTTCTGATATATTTCTTTTTACTTATCATGAATTAAACTCCATCGCCAGATCCCATATCCCCTCTTCAGGAAATCGCCTCAATATCTCCGCAACATCTTTCAATTCTTCCAGTGTCAGATTTCTATAATCCATACCGAAAATATTGATCAGATTGTTTCCTGTAAAAATTGTAGCATCACTGGTATCAACCTTGATTTCGATGTTTAGAGTTCGCACATCGGCCGCAACAGTATAAGGTACGTTTTCAAAACTTGTTAATATTCCAGAAATTACCAGATAATTATCATAAATATAAAAGCTATCAGGACTGGTTGATGTTATACCCCGCAAATAGAACACCGTAGAGCTCCATGATTCAATCGGCTCTTCGATAGAGTATAAAGTGTCCAGATAATCTATAAACTCTGATTCTGACAATCCTGTAGCTTTGATACCGGCCATCCCATTGACAGCCCATGACCATGCTTTTATCTTTACATCAACAGATATAATGCTTCCGTTATCATCTACCGTTACAAGGCCGTTTGCCATAGAATCAGATATTTCGTATAGATTGCCTTGAACCATTTCATATTTCAATATGGGATGATCGTATGAAACCGAGACAAAACCTCCCCACTCTTCAAGCGTTACATTGAATATAATCTGCGGTTCATAAACATAAACCTCTATGCTGACCGGATCGACATTTTCCGTTTCGACCGTAATTGTATGATTCCCCGGTTCAAAGGTAAATGATTCGGATACTGCCGAACGAGATGAGTAAGGAATAGACTGATCGTCTACATACCATCCGATTATAGTATCATTGGTGTCTACAGTGAATGTAAACTCGTCCTCAACGCTCCCCTCGGTACGATTGGCAGTAAGGGTGGCGAAAAAAGCGGCGATCTGATCACAGCTTGATAGGGTGATAGTGATTAAAATAATTAGGATTGATAGTTTTTTCATAATAGCTCCTTGATCTCATGAATAGACATCCCTATAGATTTCTCTATGATTGGTTCTATTATTTCTACTATAACAGAGCTGTCTAATGGAGGATCAACACATAGCTTTATCAATGTCTCAAGCATTTCGGGAGCGGCGGCGATAACTCCTCTGTTTTTTTCAAATATGCTTTCAGCAACACAAAATCCTCCATAATAATCTATATCTGCATGTCCGCGTCTTTTTGCTTCATCGTCAAGCTCTTTCACATTTTTAGAAATAACAACGTCGCAAACCTTTTCTGATTTCTCCCACGGCCCCGGCGTAATCCCCAATTTCTCAATAATATCACTCATAAAAATACCTCTCTTGCTTTTATTTTAAATCCGTATTATCCTTATATCAACATTTTCTCGTCATAAGGAAAATACCACGCTTGGCCCGCCTACAATGTAGACGGGTTTTTTTATATCAAAAGGGGATTTCGTCTTCAAATGGTTCTGGCCCCTTATCATTTCCGCTCTGACTCCCAAACCCTTCAAACTTCGGAACGCTATTGCCGCCGAAAGATTTATTTTGAGCCGGTTGACTTTGCCCGAAAGACTGACCGGATTGCTGACTTCCGAATCCACCGGATGATTGACCGCCGAAATTGGAACCGCCTGAAGACTGTCTATTTCCATCAGGCTTCCATGTGTCGACTGTAACAGCATGAGTGTTCCCGTAACTGTCCGCTTCCCTTCTTTCCGTTACATTCAGTTTAATCTTCCGCTTACCCTGATCTGTTGTAAATCCGTATTGATCAAAGTATTTGAGAATACTGTCAACATCTACCGTAATTCTTACGATACCACCGCCATTATCAAACCGGAAAGATTTCCCACTTCCGATATAAATCTTTTCTTCGTTTGCCATTCTATTTATCTCCTTCATAATCAACGAAAAAATCCGTTATACTGATGTTATTATCCACAACCTCTTTGGCTGCTGGGCTGTGCGATACCGATATTACTTTCTTCTTTCCATCTGCAGATTTATTCATTAAATCGTAGAATACACTAACTGTATCATGATCCAATGCACCATCGGCTTCATCGAGCATAGACCATAGAAACGACCGACCGGAACGCTCAGAAGATAAATCAGCTATTGCCTCCCTGATTGCCGTAGTCGCCCATACAGCTTGACCACCGGAGAGATCAGTGAGAAGTTTCACATCTGATGCTTTAGAATCGTGCACGAAGATCCGGAAGCGCTCTGCCAGATTATTCTTTGAGTCCAAATCCCGAGTCACGATCTCTACAGAAAATCGCGTGCCGTAGATTTTAAGAAGGCTATTTGCCTTTCTGGAGACGATAGGGGCAACCATTGATAGTTCCATAGCACTTATTCCCTTTGGTGCAAATGCCGCTTCCACAGCTTTCCATTCCGATATATCCGCCGTAATCTTACCGTTAACTTTTTCCAGTTCGGCTATTTTCGCTTTACGTCCTGCGTTCTCTTCCAGTTTAGATCTGAGATTTTTGATTTCGGATTCTGACTGAGTGATGAGCCTGTCAGCCTCCTTGATGGCGTTCTCAGCTTCTGTGATGCTCCATTTTACAGAAGAGTATGTATTTTCGTTGAACTCCACAACAGAAACAGTCAATTCCTCAATTTTTGACTTAATATTGGATGCCTGCGCGACTTTCTCCCGTTCTTCCGTGTCAATCTTCATTATCTCTGATGCGGATGTCTCAGCGGCTTTTATTTCAGCTTCAAGAGTGGACAGCTTTGATAAATCCGGTGCGTTCTGATATTTGGCTTTCAGGTCAGATAATCCGTAAGGTTCGGGCGGTTCTGTTGGTAGAGTTGCTTCGGTGGTACGGTATTCAGACAGGGCTTTATTGATTAACTCTTTGACTTCATCTATCTGCTTATCAGTCTTTTCGAGTTTCTTCTGATTCTCTATTATCTGATTCTGATATTCTGTCATTTTCTGAGCCGAATTACTTGACAGTTTACCGCAATGCTCACAAGGTTGATTTTCTCTTTCCTTTGCTTCTTTAAGATGGGTGATTGTGAGGCCGATTGAGCCGTAAGCCATATTTAAATCTTTCTCAGTCTCCCGAAGTTTCGCCCCATTTTCCTTAATCTCGTTCAGCTGCTTTTCTATGGCCTCACGCTTAACCCGATAATCATTTATAGCTTGGTTGTGTTTTTCCTGCAGATTAAAATACTGTTGGCTTGTTTCGGTGTAATCGTTGCGAATTACAATAAGCTCGTTTCGTTTTTTCTGATTTGATTCTAAGGAATCAGCTGAGGCTTGCAGTCTGGATCTTTCTGATGTAAGTTCTGAGATTCTGGACTCTATGGTTTTTAGCTCCTGGTTCAGTCCGTCAATCTGTTTCTGCTTTATTTCGTTTTCAGATTTTATCCGATCCATGGATGAGAGTTTCGCGCGTAGAGATTCAAGAGACTGTGAGTGATTGTCTTTATCAGTCTTCGATTTATCAATATTGCATTCAGTGTTGTAGATATCTGCTTCGATTACTGATTCATCAATAATCATACCGCCGATAGTCTCAATCTCCCTGGCATTCAGTTCAGATTCCCGATTCAAATCAACTACCTTCCCATGAGCGTAATCTTTCATCGGTCCACGGTCAATCCCGGCCAGGCTCATAAAAATACCGCGCAAGTCCGATTCTGATGCTTTCTCAAGGCTCGGGATTTTCGGGTTGTCTTTCTGCCCTCGGAAAGCGCATGTCATAAACATTTCCTGAGAGCCGAATAGGTCAATAACAGCATCGTTAAATGGTGCCAGGTTGCCCGTTACATTATCGCAAGGCGCTCCGTCAATATCCATGTACCATTTCGCCGTAGGACTGGCCAGAGTGGGGTCTATGACGATCTTTTGAGTAATCACCTTGTTGCCATCCATACGGAAACGTCTGATAATCTGAGAATCTTTTGATTCAAACAGTTTTTTAAGGTCTATGCCAGTAGGTAGGTGTACAGAAAAAGGGGTGCAAAAACCGAGAGTGAATGATTTCCCTATACCATTGGGGCCTGTGAGCAATGTTAAACCATTGGCGACTTCATCACAGTCCATTCGGATTTCTTCAACGCCGTTCTCATGTCCGGCTTTTGATCCTTTCAGATATACATCCATAAGCTCAAAAGTATGCTGCACGGCTGATGCTTTATCCTGAGATGTAGCCTCTTCCGCTTCCAGGACTTTCAGGAGGATAGAATCTGTTACATCGGGGTCGTAGAGTTTATACAGCTCTTCAACGGTTTTCGCTTTTTCGTAAGTCTCCGTGTCAATTCTGGTGTGCTCTTCGTGCTGAACGTCGCAGGTGATTTTTGAGAGTTGGCCGAGCTTTACGTCTCTCATAATCTGAGAAAGAGATTCGTTGCAATCGAACTGGTCAGCAAAGGCTCGATCACATTTAACCTCGATCCAAGTATCAACGCCTTCTCTGAGTTTTCCGCGAATATCAACGAAGATATCGAGATCATCAACAACAATTTTCTGGCGTTCCGGTTTTCCGTAGTCAAATCTTTTAACATCGGTTTTCCATACCATTTTAAAACCGTCGTCATCAAATGGTCTGTCGGTAGGTTCTTCGTGCTGTGAGTATGTCACGACATTAAAACCGGGAATAAATCCAGTATCTCCCCATGTTAGGTGAGAGGAACCGACGTAACCGCCTGAAATCTCTTTGAAATCCTGCGGGAAATGAATGTGTCCAGCCTGTATTCTATCCGCTCCGATTGTGGATAAAAGCTGCTCCGAGAACATGAACTCGCTTGTCCGGGGCTTCTGGTCCGATTTGAACTTTGCGCCGGAGACATGACCGTGGAGCATGAAATGGACAGGGCCATCATGGCCGGTTGATACGGGAATGTAATAATCAGAAATAATCTGATTCACAAGATCGTACTGTTTGGCAATTGCATCCTGTTTGCTCAGTTCCGGATATTTCGCCATGATAAAAGCCGGTGTAATTTCCTGGATTCCCATAATCAGCAGATCTCCGACTTCATGGGATTTCCCGATATTGATTTCTTTCCATCCGATATCCTCAAGAGCTTCATAGACTCCTGGTGCGTCATGGCTCGGAGTTCCTTTGACATAGAACACCTGTGCAGTCTGCTGTAGTTTTCTGGCAATTCTTAACATTCTATGCCACTTTGAATGCTCTGTAGCCATAGGAGCCTTGTTGAAGAAATCACCGGATATGGTAAAAGCGTCAATCTTTTCCTGTAAGGCTACTTCACAAGCTCTATTCATATCCGCTTCGGATTCATCGATCCACGAAGCGTCAAGGTGAATGTCTGAAAGTTCGAGTAGTTTATTCATGGCTTGTACCTTTCAGATTCTTTTAAAAAATATCCACCAGCATAAAACAGGGCTATAGAATAAATCCATTTGCTATATTCTGTTTTACCGAAAGCAACAAGAAAAGCTGAAATAAATCCAAAAATAGCAAGAGCTGAAAATACAGACTTTATGAATAAATGAATCCAATTTTTCTTCATATAAATACCTCGCTTAATATATCTTATAATATCACAGCGCAACACAACGTGCAACAATAATATTATAGAATAGGGCATATTTCAGCCCTATAATTACTTTTTGCTGTCCATCAATTTCTTGTATTCTTCGGGGAAAATAAGCCGGACAAGCTCATAGAAAACGGGACGGGGCTTTTTCTGGTCAATTTCCACTTTTGATAAAAGGGAATAGCTTACTTTCATCTTTTCGGCAAACTCTCTTTGAGTTAATCCAGTCATTCCCCTGATGGTTTTGATTTCAAGTCCTGTTAATTCTGCCATCTTACGCTCCTTTTGCCTGATTCCCGTGAGTTTCGACAGCCCATTTGTAGTACTTTTCAGGGTCCTTTATCGCGTCGGCGTTAGTCTTGCGCTGCTCTTCCAAAAAGTTTTTAAGGTCTTCAGAAACCTTCTCGATGAGTTCATAGTACTCTGTTTCGAGTGGAGTTCTCTCTTCGCTCTCCGAATACTCAGGCACTTCCCCGCTTGGCTGATCTGGCTCTTCATGGTTTTCGGTCGGTTCGTGGATGTTGAACCCATTACCAGTCAGTAGGTTTGACGCTTCATTGACAGATTCAGCAACTTTACCACCGAGCCGGAGACTATCCAACTTAGCACGTGCCTCAAGAGCCTGGTACTCTTCAGACTTGGCAATCTGAGAAACAACGATAATCCCTTGCTTGAGGTCTCCCGGTTTGAAAGAGGTCTGCATACCGGAAAGCTCACGGATGACTATAAGCTCTGCACCTGTAGAAGCTCTCTGCTCAGCGTGTTTTTTCAGTTCCAGGACATGACGCCGCTGTGCGATTTTCTCCTTCTGGGGATTATCGGGAAAGTTGTATTTTGCCTTATCGTTTCCGTCAGGCCACTTCTGACCGATATAATCCATATCTTTCAGGAAATCCTCTTCGGCGCGGTCAGCCCAGTTAAAAGTGTAGGAGCAAGGGGAAGATGTCTGCCATGTCCCATCAGGTCTACGGCGTTTCCCCTGTTTAATACAGCGGATTCCGACAGGCTCTCTTGTTTTTGTTCCGTCGGGATGAATTGTTTCGGTTCCGTAAACGTATTCCACACGAATGTCGGAAGAAAACTCGATTCCCATGGCTGAACCAATAAGATTGGTTAGCTGTTTGGACGGGTAGTACTGGGGCTTTTTATCCGATCCCATATTATGGAACATGTCTGGAGTTACAGGAATAATTGTGTTTAATGTCTTCCATATGTCATTATCAACTTGCTCTTCACGGCGTGTGAGAACAAGAGCTTTGTCTTTATATTCTTCTATGATATTACTCATATTTATTCTCCTTGTCTCTTATTTCAATATGTCTTTCAGAATGATGTTTCCTACAAAGCCAAACAACTTCAAGAGGCTTTGAATAGTCATCATGATGCCCTTCAGATTTGATGTTTCCACACACACAACATGGCAATCTTTTTATTTCTCCTCTCCTTATTGCGTGTTGAAGAATTGACCTTGCTTTTGATTTTTCAGGATATGCTGTGTACCGTTTTCTTTTGTTTTCAGGGTGAGATTTATTGTACTCTCTATGCTTTCTTAAAATCTTTTCCCTATTCAGCTCGGAATACCGTCTCTTTCTTGACCTGACCTTTTCTTGGTTTCTTTCTGCATAATCCTTTGATCTTTTTTTATACTTTTCTGGATCTGATGCGTAATCGGATCTTCTTTTTGCATTCTCGCAATCAGCAGTTTCTGCTCTTTTCGCAGCAATGCATTTTTTACATGTAGATTTGTAACCATCTCTACTGTATTTGTGCTTTGAAAAGTTTTTTAATGGTAAATATATTCCGCAACCATTACACACCTTTCCAGAATCACCGATTTCCGCAACCATCTTAATCCTCCACCACAACGCCAGCAGTCGGGAAAGCTATTTTATTGACCGTGACGGTTTTCACGAAATCCAGATCCATACCGGCAGCCGCTTTTTCAAAGGCTTTTTTATCCAGAGTCAGGAACATATCCTTTTCTTTTGCCCATTTCAGAGCGTCAGAATCATCATACTCGACGGACTGGCTTGACCGGATTTTAATCCCACCATTCAGAGTTTTGCTTGCCGGATTCGCTTCGTAGTCGGAAAGAGCTTCGGCGGTGAGTTCCAGCTTCAGGGAAGAAATCAGATTGTTGAGTTCCGCATAATTCGCCGATTCCGATTCAATGGTCTTTGCGAATGCGTCCCGTTTTTCTTTGAGAGTTTCAGCCAGTTTATCGGCTTCCTTCTGAGCGTCTCTCAGTTCGATAAGAGTTTCTTTGGTCATAAATACCTCGCTTAATAAAAATATAGTGATGGCAAGGGCAGGACTCGAACCTACAAGCCGGTTAAGGATCAGCATTACCCACTTTATGTGACCTACACCACTCGGTTCAGGCGGATGGCTCATATCCCCAGCATTTTCGTTAAAGGTGTCAACGGCGTCTACCAATTTCGCCACCTTGCCTAATATCAATACTATCACACCATACCACACAATGCAATAATAAATTAAAACATTTTCACTAAATCACTCTATCCATATTTCGTTTTTTATTACTTTTGATATCAAAGATTCAGAAACTCCATACATTTTAGCTAAATCCTTAGTAGAAACGCTATTACATAGACTTCTTATTCTCCTAGCTTTCTCAATAGACAACTTTACTCTAGATGTATGACGCATATTTTCAAGCAAGCTTATCCATCTGCAATTCCTAGGTTCGTAGTTTCCATCATTGTCTATCCTGTCTATTTGAGCTTTAGGAAAAGGCTTTGGACCCATATCTTCATAGAAATTTGCAAACGACTCTAACCACCTATCACAAACCTTTATCCCTCTGCCACCATATCTATAATACCTATTTGACTTCTTGTTTATACATCTATTCTTCATTTCTCTCCACGATACATATTCTGGAGAGCTAGTCATTCCATGACATTCAAGATCTCTTCCTAACTTTGTATAATTTACATCTCCATATTTTTTAAACCTTTCATAATGTTTCTTGCATAAACCTTTAGAGAAATACTTATTACTGCATCCATTGACAGAACATAATTCATCATGGTCTTTGTTTATTAAAGATATTTTAGCATCTCCATTATTTCTATACCTTGAATAATGTTTCATGCAATATCCAAAAGCAACATGCTTATTATTACAACCATCAATAGAACATGTTGATTTGTATTCATAATAAAGTGGATCTCCGTGCCTTTTGTTCCTCTGGTAGTGTTTGACACAAAAACCTTTGCATAAAACTTTAGAAAAACAACCATCAACTGAACAGATTTTATTTGACATAGACAACACCTAACACCTGTAAAATAATCAGGTTTGGGGGAGAAGGTGTTGAACTCCCCCCGGTATGCCTACCGCCTGATATATAAATTATATATTTTTTATTAAAACATTTCAACAAATAACTTAACAGCTTTAAGCTCTTTTATAGACATCTCATCAAATGATTTTTTAATAAGTTTGCCATTTTCGTCTCTTCCATTATTCACAATTTGTCTTATTCTCATAAATATAATTCTTTGTTTTGTTTTGATGTTACCTTGATCTTCTTTTGATATTATCCTAGATATTGTGTGATTTATTTCTACTCTAAGCCTCTTCTCGATCTCGGACTGAGTTTCATGATGTTCGGTAATTAGCGGTAGGTCGGGTTGAGGAATGTCTATATTTGCTTTTGAGTATAAAGCCTGGATAGTTCGTGCCGGTCCGGCTTCTTCATCTGATGTGTAGGTTCCTTTTTTCTCTGGTGGGTCGGCTGTGGCGTTACGGATAACACAATCTGATATTTCCTGTAATACTTTCCTCATTTTTGGATCATCTGGAGCATAAACAAAAGCCTCAGTCTTTCCTTTGAATGCCCGCTGAACCCTTCCGACCGCCTGATCAACCCAGGATTTACCACGGATGCGAGTGAGAAAAACAAGGAATGTGGCCGGTTTTATATCAAGGCCCTTATATACCTTGCCGATGCCAACCATCCCGTCTAACGCTCCGAAATAACCGTTAGGCATTTTAAAACGTCTGATAGTTTCAGCTGATAGCTTTTCATCTCCCGATGTGGCTATGTCAAAATCATAACCGTTTTCTTTGAACCATCTGTTATATTTTTCAGCTATGTCAATATTGTTTGCCAGTATGATTATTTTCGCCCATGGGTGATCTTTTCTGTATTCGTTCCAGTCTTTCAGGCATAGCAAAAACATTTGATAGGCAAAGTCGGTGCGGAAAGCTGTAATCAGTTCATCACCTTTCCCGGTAAACTTTTTAAAACTTCTCGTTATACCGTCAAGATCGACATATTTCCCAGATCCTGATATCAGAGTGGCTGTAAAATGTACTGTTGAACCATCACGGATTGATTCCTCTTTGCCGTAGATGATCCACTTTCTTGATTCCGTATCTCTGAAATCGATTGATCCGTCATCGTTGTACGGAGTAAACAGTAAAGGCAGTTCGTCAGATCGGTCGATTGTACCTGTAGCGCATACCCTAAAAAAAGCGTTTCCGTAAATCTGCTTTATTGGTTCGGACCATGCCCCTTCTTCGATCAAAGAATCGTACTCGTCGAGAAAAAGGATAATTTTATATTTCTTAGATATTTTTATCCAATATTCAGGGCGTGCGACAATTCCCTGATAGGATGTGACAGCGCCGGAACATCCTCGGAAAGGATCGTCTCCCGAATTATTCGCCAGCCTTATATCATGGTTTCCGACATCGACTATCCCGTCTCCTCTGAATCCCTGTTCGGCTTGCTTCATAAGAGATTCTCGCGGGCATACCCATAATATTTTTGTATAATCATCATGAATAAGCTGTGAGGCTATCGGGCAATAAGTTGATTTTCCTCCACCTGGAACGACGAATGCTATAACATCTGTAATTTTGGCACCGTCGTTAATTTGTTGGCATATTTCTGAAAAGCGTTGTTGGTGTGGACGGAGTGGCATTTTATCCTCGCTTTAAAGCCTCCCAACCGCTGACTTGACAGCATGCACACTTCTCCGGTTATTTACCGTGCCAATGAGGTTATGAGCTGGGAGACTGGATTTAATATTTTTTACCGTGCTTATGTGGCCGTGTCCGGTTATATGCCATTTTTGCTTCAATGTGTTTTTCGATTGGGATGTTGAATCTATCGCAAAACTGGATGAGCCCGTTTAATGCTTCATTTATATGTCCATTGCATACATATTTAGTTATTTCGAGCAAAAGCCTGCCAATATTGTCCGATTTGGTTATCCATTCCTCGGAACTCAGTATCATCAATTTTCTATCTTGATACCCGCACAAATCAAAGATCCGGATAAATACATCGGCTATTTCGTCTTCGAATGTGTCTTTGATATATTTTTCAAACCTTTCTGTTTTGTCATATTTTGATATTGGATATTTGATATTATAATTATCCCAATCGGCAAACCGTCCACACCGATGCGCCTCTAAAGCCTCTCCAAGCTCAGAGACAATCAACATGAGAAGTTCGCCGATATTTTTGTTGGGGTCGATTTTTAGGCCACCACATGAGGGGCATTCTTTTGTCATTTGTATCATTCTTCCAACGCCTTCTAAAGGCTCTGAATCTATACGTCCTAACCATCCACACTCCGGACAATCATAAAACCCTTTCTTAATAGCATTGTCATGCGCTTCTTTGATAAACCTCTTAATTGTTTCTTCACTCACTTCCGAAACCTCCGCACTAGATTGCCGTCCTTTCCGTTTACGAGTCCGCGGGGTTGTCGGTGTAGGTAGATGCGCTTTTTACAATGAGGACACTTTCCTTCCCGCCCTACTTTGGCGTTGTATTTCCATGTTATGGAATCTGGGTCGATGCTTTTTGAGCAATGAGGGCATAGGTCTTTCATTTGTTTGCCTCCTCGTAAAGATCTCTCATAATTGAATCAGCGACATCATAAGGAGTTTCGTTTTCATCCACAATTCCAAGAGAAAGTGGCTTCAATTTGAAGCAAGATTTATTGGCAATATTCCTCAAAGATTCATATTTTTCTAAAAGCTCTTTTAAGCATTTCGGGCAATAAAAAATATACTCTTCTCCATATTTATTCTCTAATGAATCCCTTGCGTTGTCATTTCCATCGTAAATAACTTTTTGATCACAGTTATCACACAAAATATAGTCCGCTGCCGCCATTATATTTCCTCCATTATCCGAATAGGATTTTTCCCTTTTACAATCATCCATGCAAAACGGATCCGGTTTTTCAGTTTCATATCACAATACCCGTCAAGATACCGCTTTATGACTTCATGATGTTCACCGATCATAACCTTTTTGGCTATTCGCCTGTACTTTTTTGCTGTTTTGTTGCTCATTGTTCCTCTCTCACCTTGTCTAAAATATTCTGAACTTCAGTTCTCATATAAAACCTAAAATCGTCTCTTATTGTAGCATTAGACATTAATTGCTTTATGTCAGTACCCATTTCTGTTGTAAGTTTGTCTACAATTTTTTTAGCAACAGCTTCTTCTAAATTAGAAACAATAAGCTTCTCAAGCCTTTCATGATCCATATTTTTGTAAACGTTTTTTACTAGTGGCATAACATCTATTCTGTCACTGTAATTGTTCTGGAAAAACTCACCCTTAGAAATAAACTTAAAAAGGCTATTTTCAATACACTCTGTCATCTTCTCATAAAAATCTTTATTGTCCATTTAAAACCTCACTTTCAACATATTTAATTCCTGCAATATTTCAGCAAGATCATTCACGCTTCTAACGATAAAATAGGGCGCATTCCACTTTATGCAGGTAGTCTCAAAATCACGTTGCTCTTGGCTCTGTTTGCCCTTTTCTGTTTTAATTTCAAGGTAAGCAGTCTTTCCATCAGGCATTAAGAATTGACGATCTGAGAGACCGGCAACCCCTGTTTTAATTACCCTGGATTTCTTACTTCCGAATGGTGTAAACTTTCCGTGATAAACGCCCGTCCGCCAGTTTGGAATGTGGTTAAGGCTGAGGAAATCGCCACATTCTTTTGATATTTGGGTTTCTGATTTAGGCATTATCGGTTAGCCCACAACCACAAAGCAACCATTACTATCGCAACAATAATCAGAACCCACCAAGACCGTTTAAACATCTCAAGCCCAATCTGTCTTTGAAGCTTAAAAAGTTCCATGTAAGTTATTTTACTCAATTCAACTATCATACTCTCAACTCCTTCATAACAACTTTATCACTCTCACTATCCATCAACTCACGCCGTACAACCTCATCATAAACAGCCTTACACTCCTCCAAGGAATACTCTTTCACATAAGGCTGTGTCTCGCGCACTTTGTGAAATCCTGATACCATAGCTTCCGGCTCCATGGGTTCCCCTGTTCGTTGCACAACCGGCCAGAACATCATTTTTAAAATATCAGACACTTCATGATCCGATAGTTTTTCATATGCGGTTTTCTTTTTAGCCGGTTTACGCTCTACCTTTTTAGGCTCCGGCTTTATTTCCTTCTCAGGTTGCGTAGGAGCTTCGCTGACAGGCTTTTCCGGGGCGGATGGTAGATTCATGCCTCTTAACATCGTCAGAGTGATAGGCGCAACGAGAGCGAGAAGCATTGAGCTAAAAAACTGAAACATGACCCGAATAAAATTATCATTCAGTTCGCCTTTAAAGATTTTAGGCAATTCGTAGGCATACCAACTATAGACACTTAAGGGTTTTTCAATCTCTTCAATAGCTGTCTCTTTTTTTGATGTCAACTGGTCAATTTTGGCCTCGTATTTAGCCTTTGCCTCTTCCGCACTTTTTAAAGAATCCTCTGTTTTTGTAAAGACGAAATCATTTTCCCGCTGCCGGTAAATCTGGTTAATTCGATCATCCTGTATTTTGATTTGCTCTCGGTAATATTCAATCTCTCCGCCGACATCGATGCTATCGTAAACCTTTTCCGATATGGATGACTCAAGTTGAGAAGTGCTGAAATACTGTGCACCCAGGGTAATGAGGACACTGTAAATCACCAGTGAGAACTTAAGGATAACCAGATACCATTTTTTACTAGGGTAATACCACAAAACAGCTTCCATCGATATAAAGATAGCGGAAAGAAGCCACGTGTAAAAAAGTGGATAACCTGAATCAGTGAAAGATTTCTGGTAATATCCACCGTTGGCAATGATTGCGGATAGGCATAAAACCACGAGAGGTGAGGAGCCGAGTATTTTTTTCATAACAACCCCAACATTTTATTTGTTAAAGCATATTCGCCATGATGCTTTAATGCGGCCTTATCATAAGCGAAAGCGGCATCTATTTCATTAACAAAATACCCAAGCCAATATTCTTTATTGTTTGAACTTATCTTAGATGCAAACTTGTTGTTTGATTTGTCGAAATAAACGCCTTTATATTTTGATGTTTTTTTAGCCTTTCGAATTGATAGGTTTTTCATATTATTTGCATGAGTTACTAGTCTTAAATTACACTTCCTATTGTCAGAAGTTATGTGATTTATGTGATCTACGGAAAGCCCAGAAATATCTCCATGATGTTTTTTCATAATTAAAACATGAAGCATTATTTTTTTGCTGTTAATCATTAGTCTTACATAGCCGTGGTTCTTTTTCTCGTGAACAACACGCATTCCGGAAATAATGTCATGATCTTCAGCGTCGATAAGACCGTATCCTCCATCGTGGAAAAAGATTTTAACAGTATCGCCTATCATCTCTGTTCTGTTATGAAACATTTGACAAGAAGACGTGTTTCCATACCTAAGAGATGAAAGCCTTACTTTTCCTATTGCTCCGCATATTAAACATTTACAGACAACTTGTCTTTTTACGGCATATCCACACTTTCGGTAGCTGACTTTAATTATTTCGTTTTCAGCATCATCTACTATTTTCAGTTCTCCGTAAACTTCACCGATTACATTATCTTTTGTTCTCACATCTTTCCTCATCAATCAGCCTGTTAATAATAGTCTGACGTATCCAGTCGCTTAAACTCTGTTGTCTTTCTTCAGCAGATTTACAAACTTTCGAATACAGGTCGTCTGACATCCTTAGGGGAATAATGTTTTTCTTTGTTTCTTTCTTTTTCTTAGCCATAACCCATTTTTGCACGTATTACAAAAAATGTCAATAATATATTTATTGTGTTGACATTATCGAATGGTGATATTAGGATGAAGTATATTTTTAAGCGAGGTAGATATGGAAAGTATAATATTGAAATCGGGTAAGGTGTGGCCTTTAAATACAGCTTATGAAGGAGATTGTCTTGATTTCATGCGTGAGTTGCCGGATAAGTGTATTGATCTTGTTTTGACCGATCCGCCTTATGGGATAGGTGCCGACAACATGCAAATGGGATCCGCGCCAAACAGAAAAGGAAAAGGTCAATATCCAGGAACATCAACCGCAGTAAAAGCAAAAAAGAACCGGCTTAATTCCGGATCCGGTAAACTTAAAGATAGAGTTTTGAATAATTCGGATTGTTCTTGGGATATAGCACCATCAAAAGAAGTGTTCGATCAAATATTTAGAATATCAAAGAATCAAATAATTTGGGGATATAATTATTTCAATTTACCTCCAACAAGGGGTATTGCTGTTTGGGATAAGTGTCAGCCGTGGGAAAACTTTTCTCAGGTTGAGCTTGCTTATACTTCTTTTGATAAACCGGCATCTATTTATAGGCTTTCAAACACAGGTGGATCCAATTCAGAGACAAAGTTCCACCCAACCCAAAAACCATTAAAACTCTTCAAATGGTGCCTAGAAAAATACGCACCTGAAAATGCAATAGTCTTCGATCCTTTCCTTGGTAGCTTTACAACAGCCGTTGCCTGTCATCATTACGGCCTCAAGTGGCTAGGCTGTGAAAAAGACCCCGATTATTTTAAAGCCGGTGTTGAAAGATACGACATAGAGTGTCTTCAGAATATGCTGGATTTTTAAGGACTGAACCATGAACTTCGAAAAAATCCACCGCATGGACAAATTAACCCCGCAATTACCAGGTAAATATCTTGTACGAATAGGATGGATTCGCGGTCCATGGTTGCCTGTATACTTTGATGGTAGCCAGTGGACTTTCATATCCGGTGATGTGTTCAATCCCAGGATTATTATTTTATGGAGGATTATGTATGAGGGTTACCAATGATCCAATCAGATAAATCATGCCCTACTGGCAAACAATGCTATGACAGCTATCAACACGCTCACACGGCTATGCAGGAGATCAATCAATTCATGAGGATGCGAAAGTGTCCTCGTGGCGATAAGTTAAAATCTCCGTATAGGTGTCCGGAATGTGGGATGTGGCATCTAACCAGTATGGGGAGGAAGAGGTGAGGATTTTATTTTGTGGGACTTGATTGTTATTTCATATATGATATACTAAACTAAACAAAGCTAAGAGGAGAATTATGGAGATTTCAAAGAAAGATTTAGAGTTAAAATACAACTCTATGAGCAACGATGATCTTTGCAAGGAATTGGGTATATCCTATCCAACCTTAATGAAGTTGATCGATGAGGCTGGTATTCGGCGGAAGGGTTCCGGGAATAAATATTACAACGATAAAATTAAGGTAGTTTGAAGTGAAAGAGATGAAACATGTTGAGTTTGGAAATGGTGATAACGGGCTTTATTTTGCACAGGATAATCCTAACGCAGAAGATGGTCAGGATTATGTATTCTTCACTAAAGACCAGATACCGACTTTAATTGAATGGCTTTGCTCAGAAATAGGAATTGATTTTAAAAATCATGATCCTAATGAAAGGACTGTAATATGTTCTTTAAACGGAATGCAATATACGTTATGCCTTTACGGAGATAGGGAAGTATCTGAATTAAAAGAAACTCTTAACAGTGTTGGAATCGACGCAGAAATAATTGAATAAGGATCAGTAATGGAATGGTTTAAACACGACTCTGATGCCTCATCAGACGCCAGAATACGTAAACTAATTATGAAGCATGGTGCGGTTGGATATGCCGTATACTTTCACTGCCTTGAACTTATTATGAGTGATGTAGGGAAAGATAATATCACTTTTGAGCTTGAGCATGATGCTGAAATAATTGCTGACAATTTAAAAATAACAGGATCGGGAACAGAAGCCGGAGTCGATATAGTTAACAAAATAATGGCTACGATTATCGAGTTGAGGCTTTTTGAATCATCATCAAATAGAATCTTCTGCTTTAAATTGGCCGCAAGGCTTGATTCTAGCATGACTTCAAACACAGCATTCAGAAAACAGATTCAGGACGTGAAACAGCAATTAAATGCACTTTCAGACAATAATCATGATACCGTCATGATACCGTCATGGCAAGGTCATGATGCAGTCATGAAAGAAGAAGAACAAGAAGAAGAAATTAGAAATAAGAAAGAGAATAAGAAAGAGAATAAGAAAGAGAATAAGAAAGAGAATAAGAAAGAGAATAGTCATGACAAAATCATGACGGACAATTTTCAATCTCAAAAGTTCGAATCATTTTCAATTTACAATCCAAATTATGAAACACTTCCGACTTTCTCCGATTCGTCAAAGCCTAATAGAAACCAAAATGTAACCGGACAGAGATTTAAAGAAATCAAAGAATACTGGAAATCAAAACCGAATCTTCCTCAATCAAAAAGACTTTATGTTAATACAAGCGTCGATAGTGAAGTTCTGGAAATAATGACAGTTTTCCCGAATGAAGATATTTTCATAGCAATTGACAATCTTTCAAAATGCTATGATAAAATCGATCAGGAAAAAGACTGGAAGCCTCCGACGTTCACACATTTTATGAAAATGAAACATATTGAGAATTGGCTATCACCAGTTACAATAGAGAAGTATTTTCAGCCACAAAAAGACAATCCCTATAGCGTAGAGAATATTAGAAAACAACGAGAGGAGTGGATGAAAGAACATGCCGATATCATCTGAAGATTTCATAAGCCTGTTGTCTGCCAAGTTCAGAGCCAAAGATGACGATGAAAGGAATAGAGCTTTTGTTGATGATCTTTTTTACTTCACTTCAAAATGTCCAGAACAGCACCTTGAAGATGTTTTCCGGTGGGTATCGATCAATCACAAATACTCAACCCCTTTTCAGCTGTATAAAATCTACGATTATGCAGAAGAACAGGGATACATTTCAAAGCAAAAGCAACAGGATCATAAAGTTTCTTGGTTTACATGCGTTAGTTGTGGAACTCATTATTCTACAAGAGGAAGAATGTGTCCTAGGTGTAGAGAAAAAAAAGCTACAGTATGGAAATCAGATGTATACCCAGAGTCATTTGTTGATGTAAAAGAAGATTGCGCTTATTGTACTATATATCCAGAGATCAAAAAAAATCCTAAATGGATGACTTTCAAAGACTGCGGAGATTATGGCGTAAAACAGACACCAGAGTGCAGGCCGTGCCAATGCAGAGAGTGTTGTAAGCAAATGATGCTTTACAATGCAGATCCCAGGCAAGCTATAGAAAAATATCATACAGGAGAATTGGCGCAACCATGGCTTTATAGTGTCGATCCTCTCAATAAAACAGTTGAATTGATGGTTAAGGATATTGATAAGCGGAAAAATCCAGAGCCAATAAAATATGAGGTTTTCAGTCCAAAGGAGTATAAATGAGCAAATGCACACACTACAACGGATTTAAAGACCAATGTAGATCATCAGCTGGTTGCCGGCATAAAAGATCCGGTAAATGTGTTGTCTATGGCGTGATTGAAGATAAATCACACGATTACAGATTAGAGCCTGTTGATAAATTGGCTCCATTTTGATAGTGAGGGATTATGCGCGATAAAGACTGCTACAAATGCAAACACTTTTTGACCGGAGCTTGTATTGTCTGTAAAAATCAGGAGTTGTACGATAAGGGGGAGAACCTTGACGATTAACCATGCAAATCGTTATCCTGATAGGGAGGATTGAATATGCCAAAGAAAAGCAATATGGAATCACTGACACCGAAACAACAGGCTTTTTGCCATAAACTCATAGAGCTGGATTGGAACCAAACGAATGCCGCCATAGCTGCCGGATACAGTCCGAAATCAGCAGCTACAACCGCCTCTCGTATGCTTAAAAATGACAAGGTGGTCAGATATTTAGACGAATGTGTGGACAAGTCTCTCGGCGCAATGAAGTCTCAAATACGGCATAAAGTACTTTCCGAGCTTATACCGATAGCCACAAGCGATATTACCGATATTGTGAATGTCAGAACTGAAGAGTATGAAGAGAACATCCGTGACATTGACGGGAACATAATCGATACCGTAACCAAAACTCGGCAGATTGTCGAAATTGCCGATACAAAAAATCTCACTACGGAACAGCGGCGGGGAATTGCCAGCATTAAGCAGGACGCAAAGGGAGCTATTGAAATCAAGTTTCATGATAAAAAGTCCGCCCTTGAGCTTTTGGGCCGTCATGGTGGACTGTGGACTGATAAGCAGGAAATTACCGTTAAGGGCAAACTGGAAACCGAAAATAAAACTATCAACTACACCGATCTCCCTCCCGAAGAAGCGAAGAAACTTTTCTTTGATAAGATTTCCGGTGCTGACAATAACGGCGATTGATGATATTATTCAATATCTGGCAGGGCGGCCACCCTGGGGAGAGTTTTAGTCCTTCTCTCCCAATCCAGATTATTTTACAGGACTAAGGACTTGTCTATGAAAGTATTAAGCTTATTTGACGGTATGTCGTGTGGTAGATTAGCTCTTGAGAGATCAGGAATCAAAGTTGATAAATACTATGCTTCGGAAATATCCGAATCAAAAATAAAAGCCAGTAAAAATTATTATCCAGACAATATCCACATCGGATCTGTAACAGAAGTTTGCGGACATGATTACGATATTGATATGCTTATAGGTGGCAGTCCTTGCCAAGGTTTTTCTATAATGGGAGACCGTCTTAATTTTGACGATCCTCGTTCAGGATTGATAATGGATTATTTCCGAATATTAGAAGAATTGCAGGAAAAGAATCCTGATGTTTTATTTTTGCTTGAAAATGTACCAATGGATAAACAGTGTGAGATTGAGATTTCCAGGCGTCTTGGTGTTCTTCCTGTAAAAATCAATTCAGCTCTCGTTTCTGCTCAGAATAGAAAGCGGATTTATTGGACAAACATACCCGGATTGGGAGATGATCTTTTTGGAAATGAAATACAGCAACCAGAAGATAAAGGTATTTTACTGAAAGATGTTTTACAGCCCGAAAGTGAAGTTGATGAAAAATACTACCTGAAAGATAAAGCATGGGAATATGTAAAAAAGCGTATTCTTGAGAATGAAAAGTTTTGTAATTTAAACCCAGAAAAGGCCAGGGCTTTGCAGGAAAGATATAGTGAGTCATGGAATGGGACTTTTATATCAGGAAAGCTGTTCAATTTAAACGAAAAAGATCAAAGCACTAACCGTGTATACGGGATAGAGGGAAAAGCTGCAACGCTCGTTGAGTCTGGCAACAAGGCATATTATCTAATCTCTGACCAATTCATAAACAAAAATCAAAACGGAATGGGGATGAAGGTTGACCCGGACAAGTCGTACACTCTTAATACGGTAGACAGACAATCAATAGCTTACGATCTAGACTTAATGAGAGTAAGGAAGTTAACACCAATAGAATGCTGTAGGCTTCAAACAGTGCCTGATGATTTTTTTGAAGGTGCTGATATTTCAGATAACCAGATTTATTCTTGCCTCGGTGACGGATGGACGGTAGACGTTATTTGTCATATTTTTAAAGGGATAAAATGAAACACCCCTGGTCAGAACGCGCCCACTTAATCAATTCGCCATCTGAAATACAAAAATATTACGAAGCCTACCATATTCCTACGGCAGAAGCGGCTATCGATTTTATCAATCGCTGGTGCTTTACGATGGACCCGCGCCGGACTGATGACCGTGTTATCCCTTTCGAGCTTTTCGATAAACAGGAAGAGTATATCCGGTGGCTATGGGATCGGTATACCAATCGGGAAGATGGTGTAGTAGATAAATGCCGTGGAGTTGGAATGTCTTGGATGAATGCGGCTTTTTCTGTGTTCCTGTTCCTGTTTCACGAATCTGTCACGATCTCCATGTACACGTACAAAGCTGACGAATGCCACGAGAAAGGAAATATCGACACATTACTTGAAAAATGTATTTTTATCTGCGCTCACCTCCCGAAATTATTCACTGAGGGCGTTGATGATAAGCTGATGCAGGTTAAAAATCATCGCAATGGCTCTATTATCGTCGGTAAGTCCGGGGACTCTCCAGGGCGTGGCGGCCGTTCTTCAATTTATTTCCTAGATGAGTGCGCTTTTTATCCCCGAGCTGATTCTATTGAAGCTGCCGTATCACGGAACGCCGATTGTAAGATCTGGGGATCAACTCATCACGGGACTAGTACACTTTTTTACAGGAAAACGACAAGCGGGGTTAATCCGGTCTACGTATTCGACTGGTGGGAAATCCCTATGTACAATCAGGAGTGGTACGACGCTGAACGAGCCAAAGCCGAAGCAGAAGGAACGCTCCATATCTTCATGCAGGAAGTTGAGCGTAACGCTGCCGCTTCTCTTGAATCTGTCTGCTGTCCTCCTGAATGGGTATCGTCGATTAAACGGAATGATAATATCATCAACGGCGCCAGAATAGCGGCACTTGACCCGGCAAACGAGGGCGGGGACACTCATGGATTCTGTGTTATTGACGGGAATCAGTTTATCTATGCTGATGAATCAGGAGAGGGAGATCCTGGAGACGCTACGGATAAATATTTCTGGAAAGCTCACGAGATGGGCTGTAAAGAGTTTCGTTATGACCCGATTGGTGTTGGTGCTGCTGTTGCTGTCCGATTAAAAGAGATTTTGAGAATGCCATCAGAGGGCGGAGATTTACCGGAAAATCACCCTGTCAGAAAAATGCGTATTGTACCGTGGAATTCTGGCGGTGCTGTTGTCCGTCCTGCTGATCAGGATTACGCCGAAACGAACAATAAAGATTTCTTTGAAAACGCCAAAGCTCAAGCTTGGTGGTCTGTCCGCCATGAAATGTTGAACACCTACCGATTTCTGAACGGTAAAGATTATGAAGCCGGTGAATTGATCTCCATATGTGAGCAAACAAGCCAGAAGATGGAAAAACTTTTACTTGAATTATCACAGCCTCAATACACGACCAGTAAATCCGGAAAACTCATGATAGATAAAAAGCCGAAAGGGACAAAATCACCAAACCTTGCGGACGCTTATGTGATCTGCCGCGCCGAAGTCACCCCCGACTGGATTTCATGGGCAGCTGTCTAAAATAATCCTTTACAATCTTTCTTAATTCCATTACAATAGACAATATAAAGATTAAGCGAGGTATTTTTATGAGAACTGTAAGCGGAAATGTTATTTCTGGTCTTTTCGGAATTACAATGAAGTGTGGCCATAGGCAGGATTATTGGTATTCCGGAGATAGAAATAAGGGTTATCAGGATTTTAAATCAAAAAAACAAAAATGTGTTTGCGATAAATGCAAAGAGGTCAACTCATGACCTGCCCAACCTGTCAAAAAGACTATCCACCGTCCTACATCGTAGGGCATAGCTGTTATCTTTGTGTACTGAAAGATTATCCTCACAGGGGGTTTTTCAAGCGTATTATCTATCGTAAAGCGGTTGCCGTATCGCTGGCCTTATCCACGCCGCTGACGGTCGAACAGGCGCGGAAGGTTGTTAAGAAGTTCGGGATTGAAGATATGTACCGGCTGGATGATTTGCAGAATGGGAAGCTGGTTGATAAGAAACCGAACGGGACATTTTTCAAGAGAGTTATGGAGGTGGAGTTGTGACCAAAGCCCGAAAAAAACTACAGGAAGCTATACGGAACAACGGAGTCGAAGCGGTATCCAATTCAACAGGTATCTGCCGCGCCGCTCTGTACAATTACGTCGGAAGCCAGGAAAAGACTATGAAAATGAGTATAAAAAGCTGTTTGAAGCTGAGTGCGTATCTCGGGATTAACATGAAAAATCTTAGTGAGTGGTGGGAGGAAGTATAAGTATGCAAATGCAGATATATTGGAATAATTGTTATTTAGAAGATTTAGGTAATGAAGACATGAAAGACAAAGTAATACAATCACTTTTGGAAGATTTCAAAATGAACAAATACTCAAAAGGAGAATTGGTAACTTTATTTCGGGAAGATCATTCTACCGCATTTGAACAGTTTGAAATACTAGAGACAAATGGAGATAATTATTACAAACTAAAATATTACGGTGGAGGATCGTAACACACCAGCCCCATCCGGGGCTTTTCTTGATTCTTAGCCGCAAAGGATATACAATCAATTTATGAAATATCGATATATCGTTTTTTATGCCAGCGCAAACGGCCACGGAAACAGCGAATTGATTCTAAAAAGATCAGAGCTGCCGAGTAAAATAGAAAATATCAGAGCCATCGAGAAGTCGCTTTCCGAGTCTATCGGGGAGAATATTTCCGTAACTGGATGGGAAAGGACCGGTAGATCATGGAAATAAAATCAGCGTCCAATATCAGAACGAAATCAGCCGGAGGATTAAGCCCGTATGTGATCAATATGCTTTTCGGTCAAAGTAGCACTGGATTGATAAGTGCTAGCTCCAGTTTGTTTCTTTGGAGCATATCCGATAGTATATTTACTGCAGTAGACTATATCGCTACGCCATTCTCCCAAATGACCTATGCACTTAAGGACAAAAAGACTCACGAATATATATCTGGTGCCGACGCTCACCCACTGTTGAATCTATTGGATAATCCTGGTTATCTCATGGACAGTACGGAAATGATGTACTCTCTCATGACTTCCTTTCTCACTTGCGGGGCTGCTTACCCGAAAGCTATCGGAAATGTGAAGTATGAGCCGAATGAATTAAGACAGGTCTATCCGAACAAAGTCAATCTTATCCCTGATAAAAATAACTATATCCAAGCTATTACTTTTTCCGATAACGAGGATTCCAACAACTACATCCGTCAGATGATACCGAAAAGGAAGACAGCCGTGTATCAAGCTCAAAACGGAATGGCTGAAACGATACAGATATTAAAAGCGAAAACTAGGTCCGGTGTTCAGGGAACATCTCCGTTATCGCGTGTTGTTTATCAGGTGTATTCCAAATACTTCGGCAATCAGCATAATTCATCGATTCTGAAGAACGGCTCCCGCCCAGGTGGTTTATGGGCTCCCGGTAACGATATGAGCCAGTGGCAGTTTGAAGCGTTCAAAAAAGAGGTTCAGGATAAGTTTACCGGCCCGTCCAACTCAGGACGTGATATTATTGCCCCGGTAGCTGTAAAGTACGAAAACTTCATGCTTACACCGCAGGACATGGACTTTTTTAACCTGATAGACCAATCCGAAAAGGATATTTTCAAAGTCTATAAAATCCCAATGCCTTTGGTATCTGAAAAGACAATGACCATGGCGAATATGGAAAATGCTATTCTGGCACTGTTTGACCTGTCTGTTATTCCGAACTCTTATATCGTGTTAAAGCGTCTGGGGGATTTCCTTCTCCCTCGGTATAAAGACGGGGATAGATTTGAACTGACATTTGACGAGAAGACCCTCCCCGCTCTCCGGTTCCGTATGATGGAAACAGCGAAGAAAATGCGGGAGATTCAGGCATACACTGACGATGAAATCAGGGCGACAACCGGACACGGAGATAGACCTGACGGAATGGGGAATATGACTTTCAAACAGACAACATGGATGCCGGACAATATGGATGCCGAGGAAGATAATTTGACTGGGGATGATTTGGAGGATGAGTTGTGAATAATATTTGTGAAAAGTGCAAACATGTACATATGGGAATGGTGAACGCGGGCAATTATTTAAGAAACAGCCCGAAAGGTTGTATACATCCTGACAATATAAAATCTTTGAGCATAGACCCTGTTTATGGACATAAAACGATAAAATTAATCAAGTCTGGACTTGGGGTTAACCGAAAATGGAACAAAGATTGTAGCTGTAAGCGTTTTGAAAAAACGGAATATATTCCTCCTCCTGAATTGTATACAAACGAGAATGGAGAAATAGAGTCAATACCAGAAAGTGAGAAAACTTTAATATAAATGCCTGACCTAACCCCCCGCCAAAAACAACACGCCCTAAAGCAAGCCCGCAAACTCCTGCGGATAAAACTGCAATCGGAAAAACCTTTCAAGCGTGATCTTATTTCGTACTTTGCCAAGGCGAGGCGCTCAGTAGCTTCCGGAGGATTTCCGGACCCAATCGAGCCCTTACTGAATAAGAATTACAGGCGAGTTGTGCGCAATCTGACAGGGGTCAGATTAAAACAGGAAGAGGATGAGTACGGACTGGAAGAGGCTATACTAGCTATTCTTGCCGGTCGAGCTGTAAGGCAATCGGGAATTATAGACCGGACCACAAAAAAGCTCATCAGGGAATCACGAGAGGAAGCGTTACAACAGCTTATAGCCGAAGGGATGATTAACCCCGATCAGGGAGCGATAAACCGGACGGCGGCGAATATCTTCAAAGTGAAAAACGGCGGGCGTGTCGGCAATATTTCTGTTACTGAAACCCAAATGCTGACCGAGGAAGTGAAAAAGACGATGCAGTCTATCGCCGATGATATGATGAATGATGCCATTGTTGACGGCAATAGAGCGCTTGCCCGGGAAGCTGCCGATTTATCCGGTTCGTTGACTCATCAGGAAATCGCTGACGATATAGGCCGTGTTGATAATGCTGATTTATTCGCTTTACTGGCTGTGGTCTCTCACACATGGGTGACTATGGGTGATGCGAAGGTTAGGCCATGGCATCAGGCGGCTAATTTTCAGACTGTTCCACGTACAGAGCCGTTTATCGTGAACGGGGAGTATTTGCGGTACCCTGGCGATACGTCTATGGGCGCATCTATGGCTAATGTGGCTAATTGCCGGTGTAGTGAGGTGATATTGTGATGCAATTGACAACCGACAAATCAACCGATAATATTAAATCAATGGGGGAATAATGAAAAAAGATTATATGCTCGTTCCCTGCGAGATAAAGAGCGTAAAAGAAGATTCCGGAGAAAATATGATAATCGTGGAAGGGTATGCTTCTTTTTACAACAACATAGACCTTGGCGGTGATCGTGTACTCCCTTCTTTTTTTGTAGATGACCTGAGAGAAAACGGTAACCAGCGGCCTGCGCTGTGGCAACATAACTCTTCAGAGCCTATTGGTATTAAGTTTTACGAATCAGATAATAATGGTTTGAGATTTATCGCAAAAATGCCGATGGATGATACTTTTGTAATGGGTAGAGTGTATCCTCAAATGAGAGTCGGATCAGTTAAGGCGGCATCTATCGGATATTGGACATTTGAAGAGAAGTATAACGTGGTTGATAAGTGCAACGATTTGATAAAGGGTGCATTACGCGAGTCATCATTTGTAACTTTTCCGATGAACCCAAAAGCTTCCGTTTTTTCTGTCCGAAAACAGGCGAAAAGTATTATGTCTGGAAACACGAAAGACATGGATGATGGTGTCAAATCGGCTGTTATGGATTTTATCAAATCTGGTGAAATAACTCTCGATAGCGAGGTTCAATCAAAATCAACCAACTTCACAATGTATCCCTTTGCTGACGAGGCGACAAAATGGGATTCGAATAAATCCGTATCGGATATCCGCGCAAATACCGGATCGGAAGAAAACCCGAGCAAGAATTACCGCAAGGGGTTTATGTACTACGATCCCGAAAATGCGGATAAGTTCGGCGGGTATAAACTCCCCTATGTCTATTACATGGACGGAGGTTTCAAAATCGTTCCCCGCGCCATTTACGCGATTGCCGGAGTTCTGGCCGGTTCCCGTGGCGGTGTGAATATCCCGGAGGGTGACAAGAGCGCAATTAAGGGATATATTAACAGAGTATACAAGAAATTGGGCAGAGAGGAGCCGTTTAAATCAGCAGGGAAGTTCTTTGTTGATAAAATGACCTTGAAGTCCATGTATCCGGAAGATGTTGAATACATCCTAGGTAATGAAAATGTAATTCTTTCGACAGGTGCGAAAGAGGTGATTGTCGAGGCGCTTCGCTCTCCGGTTTCGGAAGGTTCGGTGTCAAGTGATGGCGATAAACTCGGGAAAGCATTTGCGGATTTGAAAAAGTCATTTGAAGGAGAATGAAATGGCAGATGAAAAACTTGATGATCTGATCAAAGAAATGAAGCAGGTCACTGACAAGCAGAGGAAGTTCGCCGAGGAAAATGGTGTCAACTCCCCTGAGTTTAAAGCATTGGCTGAAAAGTCCGCTGATATCGAGGCAAGATTCGAGAAAGCGAACGAAGAAGCTAACCAAAAATATGCTGAAGCTCAGAAAGCTTCTGAAGAATTGAAAGACCGAATTAAAGGCCTTGAAGGTCTCGCCGCTGCTGGCGCTTCCACTGGATCCGATGGCGAAGCCATGAAGAAAGACGCTATGGCAGTTATGGGTGCTATGCTCGTTAAGAGCTGGCCTGAGTTTATCAGCGATCCCCAGAACGAGCAGAAAGCCGCCAGAGTATTCGGTTCAATGAAGAACTTCGATTTCCAGAGTGCTGACGCTAAAACAATGGGTCAGTTCGTTAAACGGTATAATGAGAAGGCATCTTCCGATCTGCTCAGGACAGATATCGGTGAATATGGCAGTTTCCTATGTCCTCCCGAATATGCGGATATGCTCAATAAAGTTATTATCGAATCTGGACCTATCAGAAGATTCGCAACGGTTAAACAGGTTTCTTCCAAAACCTATACTGAGCCTATTAGAACTTCTATCGGTAAAGCATTTAGACCAGGTGAGGCCAGAAGCGCTGATAGCTCTACATCCAAATACGGCGAAAACGATTTCAGCCCTCAGAGAATGACTTCGATCACTCCCGTAACTCAGGATATGCTTCTGTTCAACGCCTATGATATCGTTAATGAAATTATGATGGATTCTGCTGAGCAGTTCGCAGTACTCGAAGGTCAGGAGTTTTTTGATGGCGACGGAGTAAATAAAGGTCTGGGATGGTCAGTTGACGCGAACGTGCCTGAGTTCACAACCGCTGCATCCGGAGCAATCGATTTTGACGATATGATTAAAATCACAGGCGAGCTGAAACGCGGATACGATCCGATGTATATGTTCAACCGGAAATCCCTTGTATTTTTCAGACTGCTTCAGGATGGATCAGGTCGTTACCTATGGAACCCCGCTTTCGGTGATGCCGCCTCCGGAGCTCCGGCAACGATCAACGGTTACAGATATTCTTCTGAGTTTATAGAGTTCGACGATGCTGACGCTGGTGCTGGTAAGTTCCCTGTTCTGTTCGCAGACATGAGAAAGTTCTACCAGATCGTTGACCGTGCTGATATTTCCATCATTATCGACGAAGTAACTCAGAAAGCTGCTGCTATAACCGAATATGCAACTCACAAATACAGTGTCGGTAAAGTGAAGATTCATGAAGCCGGTGTCAGAATGAAGGTTAAAGCCTAATTCTGGCGTGATTTTATAGCCGGTGAAATATCCGGCTAAATCCATAATAGGAGATTAAAATGGATAAAGAACAGTTTTCAAACAGTGCTCCCGCGGTAGGATTCGATCCTGCAACAGCCCTCGCGGCTTCAGTGACAGGGAACAGTATTGATACACTCAACTATAGAAGCGTTACACTCGCTCTTGTTATCGCCATTTCCGCCGGTTCAGTTGACTCTGTAAAATGGCAGGAGTCCAGCGATAACGGCGTAGCTGATGCATGGGCAGACATTCCAGAAAGCGAAAATCTGTATTACCCAGGATCCTTCCCGATCTCAGCAGACGGAAACATCCATATCGGCTGTGTAGCCAAAGAAAGATATGTTCGCCCAGTGCTGACATGTACAGGACCTACCGGAACCGTTGCCGGAGTCGGACTCCTTCAGGATTCCATGGTTAAACCCCAGGTTAAAGAGTCTTCTGTAGTGGCTGATGCTGACATGATCGCTCCCGGACCTCTTGCCGATGCTGATGTAACTGCTCCTAAGAGATAAGGGGTAGCCGATGAATATTATATTCACGAAGGCCGGTAAATATGGATCCGCTCCGAAAGAATCTGTTGAGGTAACTGTCGAAGATGTGAAGGCTGAAAAAGTCTACCCTATCGCTGACGGATACGCTAAATATTTTCTTGAGGCCGGAGTTGCCAAAGCTGGTGGGAAACCCGTAGAGGAACCGACCGCCGGATTCAGTTCTGCTGGATTGGAAGATATGAAAGTCGGTGAGCTTAAAGAGTTCGCTGAAAAGCATGATCCTCCGATTGATCTCGGAGAGGCCAGTAAAAAGGCTGAAATCCTGGAAGTGATCCAGAACGCCCTTGAGGCATAAATGAGGCGGGCCGAAAGGCTCGTCTTTTTTGAACACGCCCTTGTAGCTCAATTGGCAGAGTTGCGGTCCTGTAAACCGTATGTTGTGGGTTCAAGTCCCACTGAGGGCTTTTTGTGGAGGAATAAATGTCATACGAAAATCCAGCGGTTACAATTTCTCCGCTTATCACAAATCTTTCCAGTGTCGCAGCTGGATACCCTATAACCGTTGACGATGTGGCTTCATGGCTTCGCTTATCCGACCAGAAGAAAACACGGAATCAGGCCACTATTGACCGGCTGATTAAAATGGTGGTCGAGACTTTTGAAAATTATATGTGGGTTGATCTCCGCCGTAAGACCTATATTGCCGAATATGAGCTGTCAGATGGCCTATTCTCTGCTTTCCTTGATTCTAATGTCAAATTACAGTTAAACCGATCTCCTGTCCTGTCGCTTGACGATATCGGGATAATCGAGTACTTGGATACAAACGGTGTTTATCAGACTCTGGATAAAGGAACGGAGGCGGCAACGGGGTTATTTGAAAATGTAACCGAACGGAAAGAACAGCGGGGATGGGCTTCGGTGTATCTTCGTGAGGCGGCTCCTTTCGATGCTGATAGAGCGAATGTGTTCAGGATGCGCGTGACTTATACCGCTGGATACACGACTTACGACGGTGTAACGCCTCTCGTTACTGATATACCACAGCCGTTGATTCACGCTATGCTCGTTGCGATAGCTTATTACTACACCAACCGGGGAGACTGCGGGGGCTGTGAGTGCGATATGAACGGGACGCCAATTCCCTGCGAAGCGGTGTCTATTGCGAATCAGTATTCTGTGAAAAATGGTATACTTGGATCTGAGTTTAATTTTGGGTTTGCTGATTAAAAAAGCCATCGCGTGAGGGCTGATAACCTACAGACTCATCAAAACGCCGTCACCTGCTTGGCCGACAACGTCGAAACCTTCCGACTCATAGAAAGCAACAAGCCTTTCAAGGTCTGTGTCTTTTTCAAGTTGACAAGCTACCATGTAAATGGGGAGGCCGTAAGTTTTTGCTTCGGAGATAGCATCCTTGAGGAGCTGCCTTGCTTTGCCCTGTCCGCGATCTTCTTCTGCTACTGTAATATAATCGATTCTAACGTACTTTTCGGCTCTACAATCATCGATCATATCCTCTTCGCTATTGTCATATACATCCAGGCTGTATCCTGTTTTTGTCATCTCTATATCTCCTATCTATATTTAATATACCACACACTATCACACAATGCAAGCACTAATTTAATAATATTGCAAATAATTTCAAACCTGTTATTATTATCCTATGGCAACAAAAAGAAAAGGCCGGTGTGTTTACACCATGTTCGATAAAGAAACTCTTTGCGCTGGAACGCTAGACGATATTCTGACCGTTAAAACCAGGACGCAGCAAGGAACAAATCCGGGGCATACTTATCAACCCTCCGAGCAATTTACTACCGTAGGTGTTTATGATGGATACCTTGAAAGAGTTCGCCCTACACGCCGCTGGAATGGCGTTTCTATGGTTGATCAGTCAGCAGAGAATTACACTCATGTCGGGTATATCGCCTATGACGATACTGTTTACGAGCTGGATATAAACCGCTGTTACGTTGAAGTTGAAGGACCGTCCGGAAAAACACGCCGGTTTAAACTGAAATATGCTCCTGAGGCTTACGGAACCGATGATGAATGGATGATCTTACGATTAGCCGAAACCGGATTTACTGAAAACGCGGCAAGTGAGGGATAATGGCTTACGCTACCGGCAAGAATGAAACCACTATTCTCGTTAGCAAAGAAATCTATAAGCACGAAGAGAATATAGGTCGGTCACTCAGGAGGCACGGGAAGGAGGTTAAAACGCAACTTGAGAAAGTTGTAACCACCGGACCCCGCTCTGGCCGTGTTTATTCCTACCGAGGCCGTAAATACAGGGCTTCCGCACCGGGCGAACCACCGGCTAAAAGATCGGGGATGTTGGCAAAAAGTTTCCGGTATACCTCCCGCCCTATGGAATTATTGCTTTACAACAATGCCCGTTCACAGAATGGCGCACCATATCCCCTATTCCTTGAGGAAGGAACCAGTAAAATGTCGCCACGACCCTACTGGACGAACACAATTGAAGATTTACACATGCTTTTAGAGCGTGATTTATGGAGTATCGCATGAGCTTTTATTCTCCCTATGATATTTTAACGCATTTACAGAAGTACGTTCCTGTGCTGTCGAGCCGATTCTCAACGAACCTTGATATAACGGCTGTCATTGTTGATGGGGATCCACAGGTTTTGAGAATTACCGATACTCTTCACGGACTATCTGCCGGTGATCCGGTTGTCTTGTCTCGTGGCCGAGTCGATAATCCTATCACGGCGGCGGTATATAATTCGGCTGATGATACGATACGCTTCACAACTTCTCTGCCTCACGATCTGACTGAGGATTACATAAATATTGAGACTATAACACTTGAAGGATTCACCGATTCACAATTTAATGGTGAGTTCCCTTTGTTGTCTGTTCCAGATAGAAAAACTTTTGAAATATCGGGAACCTCACAGCCTGTATTGAATGGCAATGAAGTTTTACGGGAAATCAGAGAAATCGGGATCAATGGGTTAAAGAATATTACCCGAGTAATTGATCAGGATACCTATGAAATCGATCTTATCGGAATTGCTGAATTAACACCGGGCACTGTCCCTCCGGGGTATATCCGGTCTAAAGATTTCCGTATAGCCGTAGCGGTTGATGCTGATCGCGCCGTTTCCCTTTACACGCCCGTAGCCTCCAAAGATGAATTATGGATGTATGTAATTATGGGAGGCTCAGTTACATCAAAATCCAGGACGCTGAAAAATGATGCGAATCAATTAAATGTCGCCGGACAGACCGACAGACCGCTGAATATCAATACTTTTTCAATAGTGGTATTTTACCCTACGGCGAATGAAACGGCGGCGGCTTTAGCTGTCAAGTTGTCATATGATGAAATATACCAGCTTATGCTCTCCGTTGCCTCTGGTATTTCCTTTGACGATTTCGGGAATACTGAATACCTCACGTCACTTATAGGCCATGATGCCGGTCGGTATGATAAAGCCTATTATTCCCACGTGTATGATTTTGAATACAATTTCGAAGTGACAACAGAGCAGGAGTTCCTGACAACATTTATTGAGTCCAGAGCCTATCGTGACACAGGTATTGTCTTTAACGAGATTCAGGCCGGATCAAGTGAGGACTTGGATGAAGACGCATAGCACTTGAAACGTGATTTTTATAGGTGTATAATCGAATTAACCATAAGGAGTCATTAAAAATGGCAGATAAATACAAAGTCACGAAAGCATGGGGCAAACACACTGTAGGAGAAATCCTCGAAGAGTCCCGTGAAGTTCGCAGAAAACTGAGGGAGGGCGGCTGCCTTGAGAAAATGGCTCCTGAATCCTCCAAATCCAAAAAGGCGAAAGACGACGCCAAAAATAAAATGCAGCCGGATTTTTCCGCTGAAAACAAGGGGGATAACTGATGGGTGTTACCTCAGTACCACGTTTATTTATGCAGCTCCTCGCTGCCGCTGGCCTGATCGGTCCCGATCCTTTTCGGATGATGATCACAGGTCAGATCGGATCTGACGGGGGAGCCACTTCGGGGGCAACTTACCAAGATGTCGAGTCTATGACCGACGCCGAAGTAAAAAGCCTTTTCGGGAGCAAGTCTTATCTGACTCATCAGATCGTCAAAGCAAGAAGTATCTGTAAATCCCGATTCACGATTTGGGTTATAGCTCTCGATCCAGTTGCCGGAACAGCCGCTTCCAATGCGATTGTATACGCCGGAGCCGCGAACGAAGACAGAGTGATGACCGTCGAGGCGATCAGTAAATATCAGTATTCTTTCAATGTTTCCATCGAGACAGGCGATACCGGAACGGATGTTGCTACCAAAGTAAAAGCCGGGCTTGACGCTCTCGCTTCAACATTCCCCGCGACTTCGGTTGACAACCTTTCTGGAACCGTTACTCTGACAGCGACAGATTCCGGTACGCTCGGAAATAAATATACGGTTAAGCACACCAACGTGCCTGCTGGTATCACAGTTAACGGAAACACCAAAGAAGACCGCTCACAGTTCGCTTCTGGCGCTACCGACCCGACTGTTACAGGGATTTTCGACAATGTGTCTTCAACGAGATTTCATGTTATAGCGTGGCCGTGGCAGGATAATTTCACAGAAGTCAAGAGCTTTCTTGAGGGTAGAAACGTTATCAATAACGCCTTTCTCCATGGAGTCGCATACATCGGTTATTCCGATACCGAGGCGAATATATCAAGTAAGGTTAACGGCGTAACGCCTCTCAACTCCCCGAACCTGTTCTTTATGGGTAACAGGGTTGTAGACGGAGCGCGGGCGATTATTGAGCCTGATGACTGGATGACTGTCGAGTTTGCGGCCATTGAAGGATTGAGGCTTACTGACGGTGTTCCTATAGGACAGTATGTCGCAACATCAGCGCCTCTCGATACGGTAGGCGGCGGCGGTACGGCTTCACTGGGATACTACAGTACCCCTCTTGCGCAGACTTCTTCGACTCCTCCCGATTTGCTTTTTGATGAGCAGGAGCAGCAGAACCTGGCTGACGATGGATACACCATTATCGGTGTGGATGAAAATGCCGCGACTACGATCATGGGTGAGGTTATCAGCACCTATAAATTCGACGCCCAGGGGCTGCCGAATACCTCTTTCAAATATCTTAACTATATCCGAACGGGATTCCTTGCTTTGGAGATTTTCTTCAAGACACTGAAAGCCACATACAAACAATTCAGGTTGACAAGCGGCGTTAAGGTTGCCGGAAGAGCGATTGAAAATCAGGACGGAATGAAAGCGAAATACGCCGAGATTTACAACCTTCTGGCCGGTCCCGATTACACTCTTACTCAGGCAGGCGGTGAGGCTGAAAAATATTTCTTTTCCAACCTGACGGTAACGCTCGATCTGGCGACAGGTTCTGTAACATCAAGCGGGGATCTCCCGATTGTAACGCAATTTAGAGAAGGCAACGTCACATTCCAGCTGGCGTTTTCTGTGGGAGGCTGATAAATGTCTAATATTGCACGAAGCACACCAGGATGGTCGGTGAATGATGTCCCTATAGAGATTGTTCCCAACTCATCCAAACATAAAATAGGAGCCGGTGAGACGACTGTCCGATTTGCCTCTACAGGGGGCGGTGGAGGTCGAACAATTCATACAGAGGATGCAGAGACAAAAGTCTCCATGATTTCCTTCGATATGTACAACACGCCGGATACAGAGTCTTTGATCAGAGGATGGAAACAGAATATCGGGGCGAATGTCGTTAAGGGCGTTCAGTCCGGTATCGGTCCGATTGTCGGTACTTTTATGAGTGTGACAAACGATCCTGATTTTGAAGATTCAGCCGATGGTGTTGTAACCGTCGAGTTCCAGGGTGATCCTCTCGGGGATAACACCTAATTTCGGGGCCGCCTTCGGGCGGTTTTCACTTTGTATGGGGTCGGACAATCCATATGGAGTGATTTATGGGTGAAAAAATAATAAGGGCTCAATTGCCTTCGATTGAGTCTAGTTTTGATATTGTTACTGCGGTCAATATGGGATTTCTTCCGGGGTACAGCGTCATAGACAAGTTTGGAGTAAATCTTGATATTGATATAGCGTCAGTCCCTGAAGATATCTGGGAGGGTGGAGGCGAATATCCATTCAGCTCGACAGCTGATATAGTATCAGCAAGTTCTAGCAATAATTCAGACACTCAAGAAATAGTCGTTTATGGATTAGATGAGAACTGGGCAGACACGAGACAGGTAGTCACTTTACAGGGGCAAACTAGAGTTGCTTTAAGCACACCACTGATCCGTGTTTATAGAATTGAAAATAATGGTATTTCTAATTTTGCAGGAACGGTTTATGTGTACTCGGGAACAGAAGCTACTTTAGGAGTACCATCCGGCGCATCGGTAGTAAAGGCGGTGGTGGACGATGGGAATAATCAGACCCTTATGGCTGTGTATACCATACCTGCCGGTAAAGTAGGATTTTTGTATCGTGGCGAGATCGGAATGGAACTTGACACTTTACCGTCAACAGATCAACAATTATTGAGAGCACACTATAAAAGCAGAAGGTTTGGCAAGGTATTTACAGTTAAAAAAGTAATCACTTTGATGTTGGCCGGTAGTAGCAACTATAAAGACAGGAGGTCGTTTGCTGATGTCATACCGGCAAAGACCGATATAAAACTAACAGTAGTCAGCGTCAGTGCCGACAACATGGGGGCGTGGGGAACATTTGATATAATGCTTGTAAACGAAGACCGTTTTAGCGATGCCTATCTGACGGCAATAGGTCAGCCCGGATATTAAACACACACGGAGAATAAAATGAAAAAAATTATCAACAATATTCTGGAGTTCTTTCATATCTTAATAATTTTCGTCGTATTGATGAAATGGATTCGGAAAGGACTATGGAAAACACTAATGAGGGAAGTCAAAGAGCCTGGATATATGTCTCAGGAATCGTTTTCTACGTGCATGGATAGAGCCAAGGACATGATGCACGAAGCGATTGAAACAGCAATTCGAGTGTTCGCATACATGATTGCATCCCATAGGATAAAGAATCACCACGAGGACAGAAGTGAAGAATTGAATAAAATAGATGGACTTTTAAAGGCTTCCGGTGCTAAAGTATCATCAAGGGCTTGGTGGAAGGGCTAGGCTATGAGGAAATATGAGGATCGGACAAAAACTCAGTATACCTCTATCAATAATTTCGGTAGGGAATCTCGTTAATGGATTATATAGGGGTGAAGATTTCGAGTATTATTTATTTTACTCGATAATTTTCATTCCTATAATATTCCTGTTTTGGTTTGTAAAGAAAGAATTAAAAAATGAAAAAATATCTTTGATTTTATTGATCTTGTCGATGGTTGGATTTTGGTTTAATGGGGATTCGAGCTTGGCCGGAACATCATTGCTCACATATTCAATTTATTTGTCAAAAAACCCAAAAAGAATCTATTTATATTCCGGGGTATCGTTACTTCTTTTTATTATAAGGTTTACATTTACTGGACAAAATCCCGCTCAGGCAGCGACATATTTAGCTGGATCCTCATTTCTTTTTGTCCTATACCACCATTACATACATCCGTCGAAAAACGCGGATAAAAAGTATACTGAACATAAAACGCCATACCCCTCAATGGTTAACTCCGATGTCGTCGATATCCTACAACTGAGATCAAAGGGCTTTGATTGGCCAGAAATCAATGATAAACTAGAATTAAATGTAACTGATCAGAATCTACCGAGGAAAGTGAGGGATGAAAGAAATAAACATGGATTCAAAACCCAGGATCAGTTTATGTTCTGGTTGTTTGAAAACGGCATAATTACGTCGGAAAAGACAGAATGCGAAAAGGTGGCGAATAGACGTGATAAATTATAGTTGTTCGATCCCGTCCGGGCAGCTTCGTTTTTACCACGTTCTGCCCGGATTTTTTATATTGAGACTCAAGGGGAACGAACGATATGTCAGTGCCAAAAAAGGGGATTAGCAACGTGGATGCTGAAACATTGCTTGCCATACAAGAAGGCAATAAAGAAGTCATATCGCAGATGAGCTCCATGCTCGCCAATACGACATTAGATATCAAAGAATATATCAACCTACACGTCTCTCCGGTTAAAGATGATGTCACCAGGCTTCGTAATGACGTAGCGGATCTGTATGAAAAAGAAAGATCAATGCGTGATCGTGTTGGCGCTCTTGAGCAAAGACAATCGAGAGATGAAGGAGATCGATCCGGAAGGGATACCGTCGGAGGAATCAAAAGGGCCGAATCAGAATTGACATGGGGTAAAGTTGCCGGGATGTGTGCTGTCGTAGCTACTGTAACCGGAATAGTAGTATATTTTATTTAATCCTAAAGGGGGTCGAACGCCATGGATTACCAAAAAAAATTATTTTCCTGGACCGGCGGAAGAAAACTGAAGTCCGTCAAGGCCATTATTGTGCACTGGGATGCTTCGCGGGGTCTGCCGAATATCGATTCTCTATGGCGGTGGATGGATAACAGGGGTAGAGCCATGAAAGCAAACGGAGAAACAGCGCCATATTATCATTTTCTTGTTTCCCACGATAAAATCTACGAGACATGCGAATCTCCGAACAGGGCTATTCATTGCGGCCACAAAACATATCGGAAAAAGGCGAAGGAGTTCTTCGGCGATCGTGTATGCAGTAGCCAGGATTCTCCGAACAATTACACTATCGGTGTATGCGGACTCCATGACATCGAGGACACAGGCGGGTACGATGCCGACACTATGAACTCTCTAATTCAGATCGCAGCTAATCTATGCAATAAATATAATCTCAATCCTGAAACAGATTTACTCCGTCATTCCGATCTGACCAACGAAAAAGCTATTCCATGTCCGCGCGCTTTTTTTGAGGATGATAACGACCCCGATGACCTGTGGAGGTCTTTTAAAAGCTGGGTTTCCAATGCTATGGTAAATAGCTCATGGAGCAATGAAAAGGTATATAAGGGAAAAGGAGCTATAGAATGAAAGATATTAAGGAAATGAACTTCGTCGAGACAGTAAAGGACCTCCCAAATAGGATAACGACTCTGATATGGAAAATGTTATCTATAAAGTTCGCTGGCATGGCTTTTTCCGGTTGGCTTGTCTGGACTGGGAAAATTACAGGATGGTACGCCGTTGTTCTTCTTCTCGTAACATTTCTGATAGTCGTATTCGGTCGAGAGGCTATTAAATGGCTGGAAATACTCAAAGATCTAAAGGGCTGACAATGTGGATAAAAAAACGATTATTTACATTGTTGTTCTTATTGTTCTGTGTGCTGTCTTCTTTTTCGCAGGAAGTATTGGTCCTGGTAGACGAGCTGAAAAGCTTAGATCAGAAGTTGGCGAACTTGGAGATCAGCTTGAGTCTAAAACAGCAGAGCTTGACAGCGCAATCGAGCGAAATAGAGAGCTTGAAAGTAAATATTCAGACCTTGAAAATCGATATACAGAAATGGAGAACAGACTATCAATCTTTGAATCAGGACTTTCAGTCATTGAATCTGGATTATCAGGGATTGAATCAGGACTTTCAGAAACTGCAAACGGACTTTCAGACGATATCGGATCAGTATCAGAAATTAGAGGAAGAATACAATCGTATATTGATCAAGCTGAATAGATGGAAAAAAGCGGCCATTATCGGGACCGCTTCAGGATTAGTTATTGGATTTATTGGGGGGATTATTGCGGGGTTGAGTCTGTGATTTATTTAGAAATATTGATGCTTGATCTGAATAATTCTTAACAATCCCCCTTAAGACGTGAGCCGAAACCCTATCAACAGAAAATCCTGCAACTTTGCACATCATAAAATATGGATCTTTTCCAATTGGAGGAAAAACATCTTCTGGGTAGGCATCTTTCCATCTTTCAACAAGCTCTAGAAAATCGCGCATTGATTTAATCTCTGCTTTCAGGGCTTCGATTTCGGTTTCTTTTTTCGACAACTCAGAAAGATAACTAACATGCTCTGAACTGAGTTTCTGTAGATCAGTTATTGTCCTATCTTTCGCTTCGATTTCGGCATTGCGGGAGGTGTAGCCGGCTTTGAAATGCTCAAACGAAGCCCGCACCTCAATGCTGTAATATTCTTTGTCATGTTCATTCAATATAACGTCTGGATTTACTTCTTCAAAATCATCCCTGATCCTCTCATCCTGTCCCGGTTCTGGCTTGGTGCCTGTGTCGAGACAGTTTGGGCAGTCTGATGGAACAGTACAAAATTGTTTTCCAAAATCATCACATTCATCTTTAGATGGGCAATTGGAACAATCAGGATTTTCCTGAAAATATTTTCCGCTTCCTCCGCATCTCTCACACTTCATCATTTTCATCCTGTATATGACTAATTTTGTAATTCTGGATAATAAACGCAACGACCAACCAGATAAGACCGGTCACAAGATTAAGATATGTAAATTGCGTTGCTCCTTTATATACTCCAATGATACCCATTATTATATTATTTACCCCGGATAACATAAAAATCCATTCCATCTCTCACTCCTCTTTTATAGCTGACAGGGCTTCATTGGTAGAATTGATCAACTCATAATACCCATCTTTCAGAAAATATCTTTCAGTCCTTTTTATTGCGTATAAAATATCCTCCGCAATCTTGAGTTTGCGCTCAAGGGATGATGTGTATTCCAAAAGCTCGGGATTATTCTCCCATAACGGACTTTTCCATCTATCTTCAATCGGTTCTCTTTTCACCTCACAACCTCCTTTTCCTTGTCGCACTTAGGGCAATACCAGCCTTTTTCAGTGCGGATTAGTTCAGTCATTATTCTTTTTGTCCGGCAGTGGTAGCAGAATATTTTCATTTTTTATTCCTTAATTGCATTATCTCTATATGGCTTTTATCAACTCTTTCAACGGAACCGCATTGATTCAATCGGTTCTATCATTTTGTCCTACGTGGGTTTCCCGTGGTGTGTGGCTACTATCAAGTTTGATGCCCCTCTAGCAT